GCTATTTCGGTTGCTGGGATGCAGCCAGTGGTGGCAACTTCCTGGAGTACGGCGTGATTGCCAACCCACCGACGATTGCCATCGGTGACCTGGTCCGCTTCTCCGTTGGTGGGTTGGTGCTCAAGGAGATCTAGGCTGCCGCCTAGGGCTCCGCGACAATCGCCCAACCCCTGCCGGGTGCATAGCGGTACGCCCCGCCGCCGATTGCCTCGACCATCCAACGCCGGCCAAAGTTCTCTCGAGTGAGGACAAGACCCTTCCCGGAAGAGCTCAGTGTCGCCCCACTCAGCAGGTCAGGTTCGCCGAAAGGGTCATTGACGATGATGCTCTTGGCGTCCGGAGTGCCAGTGACAATCAGCCAATGCCCTCCGCCGGAAGGTGAGTCGATTGGCCCCCGGTGAAGGTAGCCACAAGGCACCGGAACTCCGCGCGCAATCTGCGTCTGAATGAGCCGGAAATCGGCGTCCTGGACAAACCGTGCCTTGACGCCGTACTTGGCCAGCGCCCTCAGCTGCGCTTGAGCGTCGGTCGTATCGCCGTAACTCTCGACCGTCCTGAGGTACTGGTCGTCTCCGTTAGGACCCCCGAGTGCACCCGGCCTCAGGAAGTTCACCAGCATGGCGCAGGAGCTCGAAAAGCACATCCGATACGACTGCCCTGTGGCCGAATCCCGCTGGCTGTAATAGGGCACCGCAAGGGTATGCCAGGGTCGCTTCTCGGTTACGGGCGACGCGGGCACTGCCGCGGACCAGACAGAGTGCAAGCTGCCCTCCCGATCCAGCGCATCAGGCTTGAGCTTGACAAGTTCCTCAAGCGCAGCCTGCAGCCAGGCGCGGTGATGCGCCTTCCCCATGTCAAGGGAGCTGACATAGTTAGCGATAGGGACAGCGGTCATTGGTAGCGGCCTCCGAGGCCAGAAATGGTTTCATCGTCCATGCCCCCGACTTGCCCCTCTCCCTCGTCCTCCAGGGACTCGACGGCGAGGTGTTGAGCCGCCTCGTCGCTGAACCCCTGCTCCTTGAAGGAGCGATAGGCCTGAACGAAGTGCTCGATGCTGGTGTCCACGCCTTCGCCGTGAGCCAGCACTTCAGCCGCCATGTGCCCAGCGGCGGGGCGGGGCATGTCATCACTGACCAGGTGCTTCACCAGCGCCTGGTACATCTCAGGGCTTCCTGCCAGTCGCATGATGCTGCACGATGTCACGTCATGCTAGACGGAGTGATCAGAGGAGCTGCCAGTCGTGATCCGCGGCGGCCTTCTTCAGAAACCCGGGAAGGTCTTCGCGTCCGTCCGGGTTCGCAAGAAAACGTTGACGCAGCTTTTCGCGCATCACGGGATCATTGGCATTTGGCACTCCCTCGAGGTTCTTGCCTGGGATTTTCGGAACGCCCAGGTCAAAGCTTGGGTTGCCGGCCAGTAGAAGGTGCGACAGCTCGCTGGCAATGGGCGCTGCTGCGGCCATTCGCATGGTCAGTGCTCGATGTCCAGCAATGCTAGACGGAGCATTCACGGCGGTCGTCAAAAGCGCTACCTGGGGCTAGCGTCGTCGTGGCGTGCATCCCTGCGCGCCGCGACAGCTCCTCCCATGGACTCTGCTTTCTTCAGGTTCCTGCGGAACCTGTCCAATTCCCTTCGACCCCAGCGAATCATGTCTGCCCTTTCCGAACGCGTCATCGCCGTTCTCCGGTTCCTTCAGTCCGGCGAAGCCGCATTGAAGGCCGAGCTCGCCGAAACCAAGTCCGCCCTGGCTGAAGCCCTGGCCAACGATGCCGCCGACCACGCCGCCATCGAAGCTGCTCAGGCCGATGCCGCCGGCGCTCATGCAATCGCTGATGCCGCCGCCGCGAAGGTGGCGGAGCTTCAGGCCCTTGCTGACGCCGATGCCAGTGAAGACGCCGCAATCACGGCCGCGCTGGACTCCATTACCGGAGCCCAGGCCGAGACCGACGCCACGCCTTCTGCCTGACCTATCACGGATCGGGACTCAAGCAAAAGGCCCCGGGGACATACTCCCTCGGGGCCTTTTTTCCCGGCCGAATCTTGGGGCCGTTTCAGACTGCGCCGGCCATCGCGGCGAGCTGAGGGAGATACAGCGTGGCGGGATCCTTGCCGCAGCGATGGCATTCGCCCAAGAGTGCCCCCATCTTGTGCCTGTTCAGCACTTCCTGGGCCGCCGCCGCATCCGCTTGCAGTGTCAACTGCGTTTGCGTCGCTCCGTGCACAGCCGTCCTGCGGGCCAACTCGATTTCCCGCATTGCATCAGCTTGCGCTGCAGCACTGACGGGCCTGGTCGTCACGGCCAGCGAGCCAGCCGCGGACTGAATCTGCGCCGGCTTGACCGTCTGCTGCTGATGAAAGGATCCTCCCGCCGGAGAGTTCCCCATCAGTGATTGACCGGCCCCTGTGGGCATGTACATGAGATCGCTCCGTGATCAGGAATCAGAGATCAGCAGCTTGCCCCGCAGAGCATCCGGCGAGGCCTGAGCCAGGAGACGCCAGAGCTGATCGGGCTGCCGCTCGGCCACCTGCTGGAAAGTGCCCCAGAACTCGGAGTTTTGGGCCGGCTGGTAGCCAGGGGCAGGCATCTCCATCTGCGGCCGCTGGTAACCGTAGCCACCGGCCGCGACCTCGGCCTCCAGGCGGTCCTGGGGAAGCTCGACGGGAGCGGGGCCGTTCGGACCGAAAAACTCGTTGACGTAGTCGGCGAGCAGATCCGGATTCGTGGTCAGCAGGTTGTACGCCTGGTTGTCCTCGAGGGTCGCGCCCAGCGCGACTTCCAGCTGCTGGAGATTGCCGTACAGCTGCTGCAGCTGTTGAAGGGCTTCGGCGCTCTGCTGCGCCTGCACCAGCAGGGCGTCCTCAACAGCGCAGGCGTACTTGTTCAGCAGGGCGGGAGCTTCGCCGCCAAAGTGCTGGAGGACTTCCAGCGACTCATCGCTGACGTTGTCGAGGTACCCGTCGGTCGCTTGAGCGCTTGGAGCGGCCAGAGCGCTCGGGGCGCTTTGCCACGCGCTCGGCAAGCTCGGCGAATACGCCGGCATTGCTTGGGGCGAGTAGGTCGGCATCGCCGAGCTGTACGCCGGCTGGTAGCTGGGTGCTGCCGAAGGGTAGGGCGCCTGGTAGGCGGCTGCCGACTGGGTCGGTGCCCAAGAGGGCTCCTGGGGCGGGTATTGGGGCGTCGCGCTCAAACGGGCGGACAGGTTGCTGTACGCCGCCTGCCAGGGATCCTGAGCCGCCGGTGCCGGCTGCTGGTAGCTGGGCTGCGTCGGGTACGAAGGCTGCCCGATCGGCGCCTGCGGCATCGACGGGGCGACCGGCATTGACGCGGGCGCGCTGGATGGGATCGAGCTCTGCGGGTTCGCCTGAACCTGGGGCATCGCCAAACTGTCCTGCATAAGTCAACTCCCGTTTGAGGAAATCAAAGGTCCGGTAGAGGAATGGCGTCAGGTCGAGCCGGGCGTCTGCGAGAAGTGGCAGGTTGGGCGCCTGAGGATGCGGGATCTGCCGCATCGATCCAATGAGGTTCAGGAACGTGGCAATGCTTTGCTGTGTTGCCTGAGCCAGTCTGAATGGGTACCCATTGAGCATAGCGCTCCTTTCCTCGTCGGTTTTGCTTGGGAAGAGGTAGCGCAAGGCCTCGATCGAGTTGACTCCCAGCTCCTGGAGATTGCGGACAACGATCGACGAGTTCAAGATGTCCTCGGTCGACTCCTCGAACACTGGCCCGCGCCAGCGCCACTCGACGCGGCGATCGCCATCGGGAATCAACCCGACCACGCCAGGCGGAAACTCCTGTTTTTCGATCGCCGCCCCGATCGCGGCATCCAACTCCCCCAGGTACTTGCTGTACCCGGCCCGATACTTCTCCTCGGCAGCGCGGAAAGCCTCATCGTCGCCCTCGAAGTCTTCCTTCATCGGCGCGTCAGGCGGCAGGACGCGGGCCGCCATCGAGAAGCTCTCGCGGAAGATCCGCTCCTCGTTGTAAATCACCAGGCTCAGCAGCTTGCACAGTCCGTAGGTCAGCAGGCCCCGGCACTTGCGGAACGCCGTGGTCGCGGCTCGGCCAAACAGGCTCTTGATCTCGTAGGCCGTCGCTCCGGAGCTGATCCCCAATTCATCGACGCCGCCAAGCTCGGAACGGATCTCCTCGCGGTACTGCCGGGCGTAGAGGTTCTGGTCGCCGCTGACGGCGTTTGGGAGGATGTATTGCACCCGGTCCGTCGCCTCCAGGTTGGCAATCAGCCGGGGCACCCGCACGCCCCCGCCAAGCGTCGGTGCGCCGGTCAGGGAAAACCGCGTGCTTGCTCGATCGACCGAGGAGAAGCCGGCCCGGCTGCTGATCGTCGGCCGTTGCGCGGGAGCCTCGTCACTCGTTTCCAGCAAATCACTCTTGGGTCGGCTGGAGACGAGCGTCGGGTTTCCAAAAAAGCTGATGTTGTCCCCGATGTTCCGCACGAGGCGGTCGTGCTTCAGGATGTGCGCCTCGTGTCCGGCAAAGTCGCCCGTGGCATCCATGCCGGTCGAACGCATCCAGTTGAAAGCCTCGACCGCCGGGATGAACCCCAGGGAGTTCTTGGTCGTCCGGCGCCTGCCGGCAATCGTATCGATCGGGAACGGCGTATCGAACGCCGGCTTCTCGTCAGAAATGATCTCGACGATCTCGTTCCGCTTGACCGAGAGCCGCACGTACTGCTTCTTGGACCCGCCCGGCTGCTGAAGAGCTGCGGCGCCGACGCCGACCCGGGTCTGGTACGTGTAGATCAGGTCGAGCTCTTCCAACTGCTGGTTGGAGTCGTAGTAGGCCCTGTAGTTGTCCCGGTTGAACCACATGATGCGGTAGTCGCTACCGACCGGGCGGAAGAACCACAGCCCCTTGCCCTGGGAAATGAAGTCGTCAACGATCCCTTCAAGCCGTTGGTCGATCTCGTTCTCCTCGATCAGCTTCTCCAGGAACGGATGGCGGAATCCGTAGGTGTCCGTCCGCGGGTAGAACTCAATGCCCTGCCGCAGCATGAACAGGCGCATCTGGGCAAGGTGCCCGGACACGATCGTCGTGTCGGCACCGCTGTCGCTCTTCCGTTCGCGGGCCGCCTCGAGGATCTGCTCGAAGCGGCCGGGGTCTTGTTGAGCCATGAACGCATCCTAGGGATAGCACCGGTGCCAGACGCGTCACTCGATGCTGATTTTGCCGCTCACTCGATGTGGATCTTGCCGCGTCGACAGCTCTGGTCCAGCAGGATCTGGAGGGCGTCGGCGCAGTCGTCGTGCTGGCTGTTGCCCAGGTTCACGATTTCGTCGAAGACCACGCGGAAGTCCCGGTACTTGTTGAAGACGACCTTGCCTGTCTCGAACAGGCCCATCACGCCACGGAACCGGGCGAGCTTGTCCCCTCGGACACCCGACACCGGCGAGACGCGCAGGTTGAACAGTGGCTGGCGGACCAGGCTGGACTCCCGATGCGCGATCCGCTTGAAGTCGCCCTCGAACGACTTCTGATAGGCAACGGCCTCCGGCCAGATCGTCACGTCTGAACCGGTCGGCAGGTAGCGGCCGTCCGAATCCTGGTCCAGCAGGTTCCATTCATGCAGCAGTTCGCACAGGGCCTCGACCTTCTCGATGTTGCCCATGCTCTTGATCCGCCGTTTGTCGATGACGTAGAAGGTGTCTCCGTCCAGGCCGCCCAGCATGAAGACCGTGAAGTCGTTGCGCTCTTTCAGGCCGGACGAGAGGTCCATGCCGACGCCAATCAAGTCGAATTGATCGGGAATCTGCCCGCGAACAAACAGTTCTGGCGAGATGCCCAGCTCGGTGGAGCGAACCGCACGGTTCATGTACTGGTAGGCAAACGAGACCCGGTCTTTCTCCTGGAGGTCCATCAAGTACTCCAGTGACCACCATTCCGGCCAGTAGGACCGCGGCACGCCCTCGTCGTCGTACATCAGCGCCGCTTGGACCATGACCTTCCAGCCGTTGCGCTCGATGAACGTCGTCGCAAAGACGTCGTCGAAATGGAAACGAGTACCCAGGGCGATCGCCCGGGCGCCCTGGAACATGGTCGGAACGATGACGCTGTTCCAGTTGGCCTCCATCTCCCGGCGAATTTCTGGGTTGTCGATCGACTTCTTGGACTTGATCAAGTCGTCCAGCACGACCAGGTTGGATCGCTTCGAGGTGATCGCACCGGCCAAGCCAGCACAAGCCAGCGTGAAGGCGTCCTCCCCTCGGACGTCGATGCCGGCATGCTCAAAGTCAATCGACCAGAGTTCGTCGCTGGTCCGAGTCTTCGATAGCCGGACGCAGGGGAAGATCTCTTGATAGGCGTCCGAGAGGATCGTGTTCTTGATAGCTGCGCTCTTGCCGCGCGCCACGTCCACGATGAACGAGACGTACAGAATCCGCAGCAGCTTCTTGGCCAGCGTGTGCCGTCCAATGCACCAAGCCAGCAGCAAGCCGATCACGGTGCTCTTGGCTGACCCTCGCGGGCTCAGCAAGCAGGAGTCCGGCCCGGCAATGTCAAGCAGGTGTTCGTTGCTGTCCCCGGTGACAAGCTCGCGGTGCCACTCCAACATGTGCGCCGCTGCCGGCTTACCCATTGCCGTACAGAACGCCCCGAAGTCTTCGCGAGCCCGTTTGACGCGTTCGCTGACGACCTCGATGTCGGCCTTGGATTGCGGAACGCGGCGCGCTACGAGACGCCCAGAACGTTTGTGTGCCCTGACGAGCGCGAGATCAGCCATGGCAATCAGCGTAGCCGCTGGCTACCGTTCGTCGTTCACCTGGCTCCAGAACGACTCGTAGCCCTGCTCCAGGGCTGCTTTCATCTCATCGCTCTCTGCAAACATGTCCTGCAGGATTCGCAGCAGGCGATCCGCGCCGGTAAGCAGAAGCCCGCGGCGATCGACCGCCCGGGTCATCCGCTCGACCTCGACCAAGTGCCCGCGCAGCTCTTTGGAAAGCGAAGCGATGTTCCTGGCCGCGTCGAGTGGCTTGATCGGTGTAGCCCCGTCGTCACCGGAGCCGACCATGCCGCCGGGATCGCGCAGGCCGGCAATATCGGCCTCAAGTTTGATGGCCTCAGCCAAAAGCATCTTGCGCCGATCGAGCCGGGGGTATCGCTTCTGCAGCCAACCTTCGAGCTCCAGGAAGTCCCCCTCGTAGCCCATGGCGCAGGCGTACATCCAGGTTTGCAGGGCGGAGTCGCGCGCTTCGCAGGCCAGGAGGAATCGCTCCCTCTGCCCACTGTCCAGGGAGGACAGAAAGCCAGCAACAGCCGGGGCGGAATCAGGCAAACAGTGTCCGCCCCCGGTCGCGGATGGCCCCACGAGCGTCCGCGCGGAGGGTCAGCTCGGTCTTACGCTTCTCCTCCCCCTCCAGGCCAATCTGCTTCTCTTGGCTCTGGTAGCCCTCGCGCTGGCCAGTCAAGCTCTGATCGGCCGCGTACCGTTGCGCGCCAGTGCGCAATTCCTCTTGCCTGTAGTCCTGTGCGCCCTGAGCTTCGATCTCGTCCCTTCTCGCCCTGGTGGCAATGTCTTGAGCCTGCCGTTGATAGTCCAAGGCGTGCGGCATCATCGCTTTGGCGTAGTTCACGTCGCTGTTCTGCTTGAGCGCCGCTGTGGCGGAGTTGTAGAACAGGTCGGCGCCAGCTGCCCCAACGGCCTTGTTGCCCTTGTTGCTATTCAACCAGCCACTGATCGAGGCATTCAAATCATCGCTTGCGCCGTAGAAAGAACTCGGAGTGTTGTAATCGGGCTCCGGGCCGGGATCCGGCGCGCGCTGAGAAGCCTGCTGGGCCGCCCTGGCCCTGGCCTCTGCTCGTGCGGCACGCCCTGCTCTGCTGCTCATGGCTTACACAAATGCACCGAGGATTGAAGCGCCCATGCCAACGACGGGAGCGAGCTGCTGCGCAAACTTCGCAATCCCCTGGGGCTGGTCCATCTGCCGCAGCTCCAGCACGGTGTCCAGGTAGTTCCGCTGTTGGCGCTCATTCGAGGCCGTGAGCTGCGGGATCAGTCCAGGGCCGTCACCGATGAACCGGTTGGTCATCGCAAGTTGCTGGCCGCCGCTCTGGCCAAGGACGTCCCTTAAAGTGCCTCCGATGAGCCCGCGCCTGGCTCCAACCTCCGCAAATGTTTTACGAATGTCAGCGTCCGTTTGCGAGCCATATAACTTGCCCTGCCCCTCGTAGTCTGCGCCTCTTTCTGCAATCCTTCCCTTGACACCCGCTCGATTCAGCCTCTCTGCGTTGTCTACTGTGCTGCGCTGGAAGCGAGTATCCCTGCCAAGTTGAGATTCCGCGCCGCGGTTGGTAACGTCTAGGATCTTTCCTGCCTGAGCCGGAAGCCTGTCTTCGGCTTGGAGGCCCAGCTGCTGCCTTCTGGTCTCAAGCTCCTCTGACCTCCTCTCAGACTTAATCCGGTCCCGTTCAGCTTCCGCCTGCAGGTCCCTGTACTCCCGTAGCTGCCGTTCCCGCGAGACGGAGCCAAAGGCGTCCGCAACCGAACCGATGCCGGTTGCGGCGTCACGAAGAAAACCGCCTACGCCCATGAGGTGACCCTGCCTCCTATCGCCCGATTCTAGGGGGAATGACAAACTGCTCGCCCTGGCAAGCGGACGCGAGCTACTGGCTGAAGCCGTTATTCAAGATACCCGCGGCAAGGGCGTCGGTGCTCCCCGTCCACGGGAGCGTGTTCGACCGAATGTGGTTCAGGAGGTCCGTCGTATCAGCAAAATCGCCCAACTGACCGTTCAACGTCGGCGGCCTGCCTGCATCCAGGAGAAGTTTCTGTAGCTCAGGCGATCCCGCAAAACGGCCGCCGGTGCCCGATCCGGAAAAGCTGGACAGATTGCTGGCCAGGTTGAACAGCCCAGCGCGTACACTGTTTTGCCGGTTGACTTTGGCGTCAAACCGCCGGAGGGCAAGGTCTCCTTCGTTGCGAAGTCGGACCTGGTCCAGCATGTTGGCGTTGTTGGCCTCGACCTCTTTGAGTCGGGCCTGGTTGTTCATCCGGCTCAGCTCGCGGCTCTGGAAAGGCGTTGACTTGTAGTCCCAGGCCCCAGCCAGCAGGTTGCCAAACGACTCGGGCGCAATCACCGTCATCGCGCAATCCCCGAAGACAGGGCACTGGCCATCAGCTGCGCGGCGGCAGGGTCCGTATAGGACCTACCTGGATTCATGGCCGCGCCAAACAGCGCTTGCATGTAAGCGTTCCTGGAGTTCAGGTCCGCAGCAATGGCGGCCCTCCGGGCATCAGAAGCATCCTCCGCTCGCTGGTAGGCCATCTGCACCGGCAGCTGCTGCCAGGCGGCCATGTTCTGCGTCTTCATGGCAGAGGCGATGCGCCGTTCGTTGGCCCTGATCTCATTGCCGACGGGGTCACTTGTCAGGGACTGGATGCCCTTGACGGCGCCTGCACCGAGAGAACCGCCTAGTGCACTGCCGGCGAGGCCGCCAACGGTCCGGCCGATAAAACTGCCGATCGCCCCACCAAAAGGAGCCCCGAGGACGCCCCCAGCGAAGGCTCCCGCTGCGCCAAGCCCCAGCGATCCGACCGCGCCGCCGGCGTTGGCCAGGGGGTTCGTCGGATCGCCGTTGAGCTCATTCATCGCGCTCAACGCGATCGGAACGCCACTCAGCGCAAAGCCCGCCGCACCGATGGCCCGCTTCTGCGCAGGGGTCAGGCTGTCCAGAAACCCCTGACGGGCCGGGATTGTGGGCGGGATTGTGGGCGGGATTGTGGCAGGGCCGGACATGTTCTCGCTACTACAAGCCTGCGCCGATTCTAGGCGGCAGATCCTGTCCCTCTTCGGCCATGTATTTTGGCCTCACCGGCTCTGTCCAAGGCACCAATTCTGAGCAGTTGGCGATCGTGCGATCGAGCTTCGGGCAATAGACGGACCCAGGGGCGCCCGAGCGGGGATCGATACACGCCGTGCAGGCATGCACGTAGTCGATGTTGTGCAGCCGATTCGGATCCTCGATCGGGTGCCCAAGGTCAGGATCAATGAGCCGGTAGCGCTCCCGGTCGTAGGGCACGTTGTACGCCTCGATGTAGTGCCAAACGTCCGCATCGCTCCAGCCCCGCAGTGGGAACAGGGCCATAGCCCCATCGGCGCGCATCACGGCGTCCACCTTGGTGCCGGCCGGGCCGCCCAACACGGCATCGGTGTCGCACTCCTTGTGCCCAATCCAGAACGCCTGGAACGGCGTATGTGCGTTCAGCCCCTCCTGGGTCGGACGGCGTGCCATCTCAACCGCGCAGACCCAGGGCTCCTCCCTGTCCTCGCCGGCGGGACCGGGGCCGCGGTGCGTAATCCCCGTGGGGCAGGAGAAGCTGCCGCCGTTCAGCCGGTAGACGTTTTGCAGCTCGAACTCATCACCATGCGACTGGAAGGCGACCAGGCTCGGGTGCCAAGAGATCACCTGCAGTCCCCAGTCCCGGATCAACCTGTCATGAAAGGAGTACCGGCGCGGCTGCCATGGCTCGCGGAAGAAGATCACCGGCGGTTGGAACCCGAGGTCGTGCAGCAGGTGCAGCAGGACCATGGAGTCCTTGCCGCCCGACCACAGCACCGCGTTCAGTGGGAACGATTCGTGGCCACGCTCAATCAGCGCCAGGGTCCGATCAACGCGTCGGGAGAAGCCGTCCATCGCGTCAGATCAGCGCGAAGCCGGCGGTCACCGCAGCGCTGACGGCCGAGCCGGCTGCGACCTTGCCCAATTCACCGGCAAGGTTCGGAGCCTTGGCTTTGCTGGAGCCCTGCTGGTACATCGCCCCAAGCTGACGAGCCCTTACGAAAGAATCGGTGTTTTTCTTATCAATTTCAAAAGCATTCTTCTGGTCTTCGCTGTCGAGGTAGTCATCCATGAACCTCGTATTGCCGTAGTATTTCGCGCTGCTTCCCGGCCCAGTGGCCACATCAGCGCTCAATCCGCTGGTGTCGAATCCGTTGGCTGTGAAACGGCTTGCCATGACTACTTGATCCCAAAACCGGACATCCAGGTCGACGGGCCGATCGATGCGCTCTTGTTCCACAAGCTGGAAACTGCTGATCCGCCCCCGCCGCCGAAGATCCCCGAGAGCCCGGTAGCAAGGGCGCCGCCAAGGAACTTGCCTGTCCCGGAGGCTGCGCTGCTCAGCCCCTGTTGCAGGGCGGAAGACCCGGCTGGCTGCCCGGCCTGATTGGTGCCGCCGTACATCATCTGAGCGTTGTCGCGCTCTTGCTTCAGCCCGGCGCGCAGTTCGGTGTACCGACTTGCGCGCTTACGGGCCGCGGCCGCCCCGAAGACCTGCCCCCCGTACGGATCGCCGTCGCCGTTCACGCTGGCTCTCGCTCTGCCTACCTGGGCATTCTACGCAGCGCCCGCGGTGAGCCTGCCTGGCAGTTGCGCTTGCTGGACCATTCCTTCTGCTTCCTCTGCAGCGAGGCGATGCTCCTCCAGGTTGCGGGCGCGGCGCACCTGCTCGAGCAGCATCGCCCCGGCGCCGGTGATCCCCAGTCCCGCCGAGGTGCCGGCCAGGGTGCCCAGCAGGAGCCTGGACTCGACGTGATTCGCGGCTGCCGTGTAGTCCTCGACGGCTCTTGCGTGAATCTTGGCCGCTTCTTCGATCGTCAACTTCCCGCCTCCTGGGGCCTCGGGCGCAAAGCCTCCTCTGGTGTAGGTCAGGTTGAGCTTCGCTTTGTCCTTGGCCTCCCTGAGGGACTGGAGCTCTTCGAAGCGGTTGCCGCCCGGTGCGTCAGCCAGGCGCTTGCCGGCCATCCGAAGTCCAGCTCGGCCGGCCACGATGCCGCCGACCAGGGGCAACAGGCCGGTCAGCAGGGGGATCGACTTGCCGACGAAGTTGACCTCCGGCCCATTGATCCCGTCCGGAGTGAACTTGATCAGTCCCTTGTCGCCATGAAGGAAGGCCTTGTACGACTCGTACTCCCCGGGCGACACGTCGGGGCGCTCCTGGACAAACTCCTTGTAGGGCAGCAGCGAACCGCTGCGGCCGACGGTGCGGTAAAGCCTCTCGGTCATTGGATCGGCACTCTCCCTCTTGTCCTCTTCGGTAGGCAGCACAGCCCCGTAACCGGACTGACGGAACAGGGTGCCCGATGCAGCGGAGGCGGCCAAGACGAGAGGGAACGCGGCGGCAAACCTCAGCGACGGCCGGGTGATCGGGGATCCCAGGGGAGCGTGAGGAATCGGCTCTTCCCACGGCAGCAAGCGGCTTCCCAGGGCTCCGTGTTGCGTCTGGCTGGCAGCTAGTACCGAGGCAGCTTCTGGAGCATTCAGGAACCACCAGATGCTCTGCAGCCCTTGCGTCGTGGCGTCCTTGGCGGCAGCGCCGGCGAACTGAGCGCCGCGGCGAGCAAGGTCAGGCCCGCGCCCCTGTTTGACGTCCTTGCCGTCAAGTTCTGGGAAGTCCCCGACCCGCAGCGTGTTCTGCCGCATCTCGGGGTCGGCCGCCCGCTGCTCGTCGAACGCCTTGAGCTTATCCGGGCCGTACCCAAGCAGGTACTCAGGGGCGTACTGCCTGGCGGCGTCGAGGATGTTCGAGCGGCGCATCAGCCACGCGAACGGATCTGCGACGCTCCCGTAGGACCTGAAGTCCGGGTCGGCCATGAAGGCCTGCTTGAAGACATCCCGCAGCCCAAGGCCTGACCTGGGGATCCGAGGGATCTCCATCAGCCGTGGCCCCCGGCGCCGGGAAGGAAGGCTTGCTGGAAGGAGGGCAGCGTCTGATAGCCGAACGCATGGGCGTCGAGCAACGCCCGCTGGCGAACTTCTTCGTCATGCTGCAGTTGAGCCTCTTCTTGGTCTACCGCCATGCGCTGGTTGTAGTCCTCGTAGGCTTTGTTGGCGAACGGTCGCGGCATGAAGGGATACGCCCCGGCTTCCGTGGCAATCTCGCCGGCGCCGGTGACGATGTGCCTCCATTCCTCAGGGAGGGGCTTGTTGAGCACCCTCCCGACTCCTCGCCCGACTGAGTAGCCCATGCCCCTGCCCAGCGTCTGAGCAGCCAGGCCGCCCAGGAGGTCCTCTGCGCCGGCGCCAAGCCGAGTCGTGAGATCGGTCCCCTCCGGCAGCGAAGCCGCGGTCATGCCAGAGAAAATGACGTTCGGGAGCACGCTCATGGCGAGGTCGGCTCCCGTTGGCAGCACGGCTCTCCCAAGATCCTTCATGAACGGAGCCAGGCGTGAAAAAGCGAATCTCATGGCGAATCAGGCAGCCGAGCTGGGTTGAGAGGGAGGCTGGGACAGGGCCCCAAACGCCTGCAGGCGCTGAGCGTAACCATTGAAGAAGCCTTGAGACTTGGGATCCACGGCCGCCCGGCCGAACTCTCCCTTGTTGACGCCGATTGCGTTGAATGCAACAGACGGCGTCTTGTCGGATGCCCCATCTTGAGAGCTCATCAGGACGTCACCTTTCTTTTCCTGTTGATACTGGGAGGCGCGAAGAGCTGCGGAGAGTCGCGGCCCTTCATATGGGTTCTCGTTGATACCCGTGTAACGCACCGCTAAAGCCTCGCTGAACGCATGCTAGGGGGACTGGAGCAGGGCTCCTGCCGGTCAGGGCAGAAAGCCCATTTGCTCCACCTGGGGGGTCACGGTGCGTTGGGAACCCGCAGCAGTGGCCCTCCTGCGGGCGGCAACCCGGCTGGCCAGTTGGGCCATGGCCATGGTGTGCTCGGGGCTGCCTGGCGCTGCGCCAAGCCCCTGCGCCATAGCGTCATAGTTGAACCCGCCTATAGCCCCTGCCATGGTCATCGGCTGCTGGTACGGACTGGCATCGCCGCCCAAGCCGTAGTAATCGCTGCCTGCGTAGGGGCCGGCGGCGCGGCCCACGTTGCGAGCCGGCCTGAACCCAGGGCGATCCGGAGGGTCGAAGGAACGCCGCACCTCGCCATTCGCCGTGGCGTAGACCCCTGCCTGCAGCGGAAGCCCCAGCTGATCGACCCGTGGTCCACGGCCTGCGCCGAGCTGCACCTCGGGCGCCGTGCGCAGGTGCGAAATTCGTGCGGCCATCTCCGGGCTGAAAGGGCTGAGCCGGAGCTGCGGCGCCGGCCCCAACGACAGCTGCTCGACCGCCGGATCCAGGAGCAGCTGGAGCTGGTCTGCGGGCTGAACATTGCGCACCCTGGCTGGCATCTGCCTAGCACGGAGCGCCATGTATTCCTTCAGCGCATCCAGGGCGGGATCTGGCGCCCACGTGAACTGAACGCCCGTCAGCTGGCTGCCCTCCCTCGGCAGCCCGAGCTGCCGGTCACCGGTGCCCAGCACCTGTCCTGCGGCCTGCTCCTGCAGAGGGGCCCAGGACGTGTTTGAGACCGTTTCCGGCAAGTCCGCGTGATCCTCCAGCTGTCGCCTGGCGTCGTCGACGATCTGGCCCCTCGATGTCGGCAGCCAGCGACGCCCGATTGGGTCGTAGTGATCGAACTCCCGATCCATGGGAGTTTCCACGGGCGCGGGTCGGTCCTGGTATTGCAGGCGTTCACGGATCGTGGCCAGGGGAACCCTTTGCCCTGTCACGTCGTGAACGCTCTGTGCCAGGAGGTCCTTGGCGTCATAGGAGCCTTTTGCCGCGATCTCCGGCGGCACCCGGACAAGCGGAGTGCCTGCCTCGCTGAAGGTCCTTGACAGAACCGGCAGACGATCCCCTGTGACGCGGTCCAGGTGAGCCGCCAGGATGGGATTGGCCGCCAGCTCCTGCTCGCTTAAGACCGCTTTGGCCACAAGCGCGGCGATCGGATCCGCGTTTGCCGGGGGGCGCGGCACGAATTTCGGTGCCATAGCCCCTGCGCTGGCCATAGCTCTGGCAAAGCCGTCGAGCGTGCCCCCCTCGCCGAGCCCGTGTTTTTCGGCAAACTTCTCTGCTTCTTGCCTCAAGAGTTCATCTTCGATCAGCACGGCTGGACCGATCTCCTGCTCCTGGGCCGTGTAGAACCGACCGGTCAGTCGGCCGCCCAGGTCCCTTTCGGGCAGGAGTCTGTGAACAATCTTGCCGTCGTAGACGACGTTCAGTCCTGACGCCAGCGGATCGTCCTCCTGCCCTCTCATGCGCTGCAGGAGGGGAGCAAGCTCTTCGCGTGCGATTGGCTGCGATCCAGGCGTAGCAGGCAGAACCTGGAAACCGCGATCAATGCCGCTCTGCAGGCGCCCAAGATGCGTGAGCCCCTGGTTCCTGTCTTCAAGTTTCCAGGGGATTGCGTATTCCTTGGACGTTTGCACGCCGGCCAGTCCGAGGGCCTCTTTGAGGTACTCGCGCAAGCGATCGGGATCACGATTCAAGGGGCCGCCGACTCGATAGGCGTTTTCGCGGATTGCCTCCGCGTTGCCGTATCCCCGCTCCGGTGGCACGTCTCGACGCATCGTGAGCCGGGCGCCGCGGGTCTCTGGCGCGTAGACGGGATTCCAGATGCCGGCTTTCGCCGCGAGGTCCGCTTCTGGGATGTCGTCCGCGGAAGCAAAATTTCTTGGCGCACTTCCCGGAACGCCTTGGTTCAAGATGTAGCCAGCCAGGCTGCCTTGTTGCTCGCGATGGATAGGGAGGAACCGCCCGCGCCTCCTGGCATCCTCTAGGGCCGAAAGCGGCATAAGAGGTATTTTTGCGTCATTAAGTGCATCCTGTATTTTGCTGGCAAGAGTGACTTCCCTAAAAGAGTCCGAGGTGTGTGCGCTGGTTCTTTGACTAGGGTCAATTTCTATATTTTCAACAACTTGCGTGGGATCAATGTAGCGAATTTCAAATTCCCTTCCGCCCTTGTGGTACACGTATGGAACCATCGTTTCGGGCTCGTCTCCTGACGCTTTGCCACGGGATTGAGTCGAAACGAGGGCAGGATCTTGACCGATAGAGCCCAGCACAGTGCCTCCAAGGGCCCTGGTTTCCGCGCGATCGGCGCCTGATCTTCCTCTGGCAAACAGCGGGGTGTCATCAGGAAGTCCAGTACTCCAGTTGACGGGAAACTGCTCGACAGGGGTTCCATCGCTGTATTCCGCTCGTCTTGCGGTTTGCCCGGGCGAACGGTTTTGAAGGAAGTTTTTATACAAACGTTCCGCTGCCGACATTGTCGATCTTGTCGGTCCCTTCTCTCGAAGCTTCAAAAGCGAACGCAAAGGAAGGCTTCCAATGAACTCTTCAATCAAGCTGTCTTCCGACGCCGCTCCCTGAGCGCTACCAGGAAAAGGACCTTCACCAAGTATTCCGCGATAGACGTTAAGAGCCTCTTCCGGATCTGCGCCCACTTGCGGCCTGATCGATAGCGGGAGATCGTCGCGAGAGACGGCAACCTTGACGCCACCCGGGGTCTGCGTGCCTTTCCGAATCGAACCGCTCAGCAGCGCTGGATCCTGCAAAACGACCCGATCCGCTCCATTCAGGAGTGACAGAAGGCGCTGGGAGTAGGGAATGGTCGCTGAGCGCTGATTGCCGTCTCCCGAGAGAGGGTCCGGAGATCGGTAAGGGGCGCTGACGCCTTCTGCTCTGCCTCCTGGCAGCAGCGATGGCTGGCCGTAGCCGGTGTATTTGAACGGAGAATGTCTGTATTTCTTCTCTTCTTCCCCTTGAAGCCATTGGCCGACGGCCGAGGAGGCTTGATCCTGGGTGGCATTGACACTGCTATCAGGGTCGTACCAACTCGCGCGCTCGCCTAGGGGCAGTGAGCGCCAGCCGGTTCCGACTCCCTGCGGAGTAATGCTGATACCAGGGCCAAACCCGGGCATCCCGAGCGCGACAGAGTCTGTTGGCCTGGGGCCAAGCACCATGACGTCGGCGGCGCCCCCAAACCCAGGCATACCGGGCGCAGCGGAGCCCATGGGCCTTGGACCGAGCCTTCTGCGGGCGTCGCCGGGGTCGCCAATGTCCCGAAAGCCGCCGATTCGCCTCGCCATTGCCCGCCTGTCCCGCGAATTGCCGTCAGATCAGTCTATCGGCGTTGATTCCTGGGGCTTACAGCGTGTTCAGGGCCGCGGCGGACGCGCACAAGGGTAATTTCGCCCCAAGATTCGTGGACCTGAAGCAAAAAAGGGCCCTATAGGGGCTTCAATTTTTTGTTGCGCCGCGCCACATACACCTAAACCCACCCTCAGCAGCCTGAAGGCTGGAGGAAAAAAAAGAATTGCGTGCATTCAGCGGTACACACGCGTGTCAATAGCGTCGCGAGCATGCGCAGCAACCAGCAGAGGCGTGCGACAGGGGTGCAGTAGCAGCCCTCGCAGGCCGCGGCGATCGCAACCGCTATAGCGCACGCAACCTACGCCTTCAGCTGCTCACGATCGCATGCAGCAGCGGCTCACGCTACGCGTGCGCGGCATTCGCTGCGCTCATGCAGCAACAGCCGCGTACGCATCACGCGCTGCTCATGCACTCTCACACGCTACATCTACACCTTTTGCGCATTAGCTCTACACCTGCAATCCTTACACGCCTCTGCACACTATCGCACACTCCCTCGCAACCCCCTAACGCCTCATATCCACTGCGCTGCAACGCTTCTTACCTGCATATTCAATAGCTCCCCTGCACATACGCTACGCGCGATCACACGCTCCCTCTCGCACACGCGCACGCAGCGTGGGGGGCAGGGGGAATGATCGTGAGCTCACTCAGCAGTGCACACATCTGTTGAGCAGCTTACATCACCTCGCCCGGTAACAGCCGGCTTCGCTCATGAACAGCTTCCTTCGCTTCGTTGAGAACAACACTCGCATCTACTACAGCGCCTGCATTCTCGGAGGAATGGCGATTCGCCTGACCATGGCCCATGGCGACTGGAGCCTTTTCTTCAACCCCATGTGGCCTCTCATTCGCTAGTGCCACATCTGGCACCCCCATCTTGCCCCTGGTTCTGCACACGCGGAATCAGGGGCTTTTTCAGTGAGCTCACTCAGCAGTGCACACGCCTGTTGAGCAGCTCAGGGACCTTCTCGCCCCGGTGAAAGCCGGGTAATCCCATGGCTACCGCTACCACCAAGGCTCAGCTCGCCGAGGCCCTCGAGGCCGCCACCAGCCGCATCAGCGAGCTGGAAGCCCTTCTCGCCGCCCAAGGCGAGCAGCAACAACCGACCGCTGCCGCCCATCTGGATCAGGTCCTCTGGATCCAGCGCAAGCCGCTCGCAGAGCGCACGCCTGACGGCAAAGGCAACATCGGCTACACCCGCAGCGGGATGCTCACTGTGCGTTTCGCCGCGCAGTATGCCTCGCTCGACAAGCGCTCCGGGAACCGCACCTTCGGCGCCTGGAAATTCTTCACCGCCTACGGTGAAGTCGCCCAGCAGGTCATCGACCTGATGCGCACTGAAGACCGCCTCGTCCGGGTCCAGGCCTACGAAGAGCCCTGGTCCAGCACTCAAGACCCCAACGCTCGCAACAGCGACTGGGTCGTACGAGGCTTCAACCCTATCGGCCGCGGCGCCGGCACTCCCCCGGAGCTGCCGCCCGTGCCCGCCAAAGCCGCCCCTGCTGCAGCACCCGCTGCCGCAGCGCCTGCCCAGCCCCAGCTGGCGCAAGTCGCCTTCTGAGGCACACGCCCCCGGCTCCGCCACTCGGCGGAGTGCGGGGGCTTTTCTACTGAGCCCACTCAACGGTGCAAACTCTCTGCCTGGGCTCACGTCCCCTCTCTCCCCGGCAAAAGCCGAGCATCGACATGCTTTGGATCAATCTCTACAGGACCGAGATGTCCCCCATCTCGCAACTCAACATCCGAGGTTACCTCGGCTGGCTCTGGTGGGGCGGCAGGGGGCCGCTCTGCCCGGTTCGTTACGCGATCGGTCGCTTTCACGAGCGACTCTTCGGCTACGAGCCGGAGGACTCCGGCTGGCCGTACAAGCTGGCCAGGTTGCTGGGGCTCAGCGGCTACTAAGCCGCTTGACCCTAGCTCCCATCCCCTACGCCCCCGACTCCGCTCTCCAGCGGGGTTCGGGGGCTTTTTTGTTGGCCCCACTCAGCAGTGCACATGCCTGTGGAGCGGGCGCCTGTCCTCTCGTCCCGGTAAAAGCCGGGCCTCTCCGGCATGAGCGAAAAGCTCCTGTACGACATCTCCCAGCAGCTCCGCCTGCTGGCACGCCGTGACTGCCATCTCGGGCGTCACGGCAACCTTCTTGCAGGCTCCGTCGACCGCAAGGTCGAGGACGCCCGCGAGGAACTTCTCCTCGCCCTGGAACTTCTCCAGGACAAGCAACCGCTAGACGTCCAACATCTGGACGCCATCGGTTACTGCACCGAGCTTGCTTGGCGCAACCGCCACCAGATCGCCGCCCTCCGCCGCGAGGCGGAGTTCGAGCAGCGCCTGGAGGCCACGGCCCCAACGCCGCTCCGAGCCGCCTGATCTTTCCCACCGGGGTAGTGCCACATCTGGCACCCCCGGTCCACCTTCCCTCTCGTCTCCTGATGGGCCTCCTCGACATGACCGTGCCAGGGCTCCAAGCCCTGGCCAACCGGCTGGCAGACGACTGCCGTAAAGCCGCAGCCCGCGGCGACCACGCCGCCGACAACGCCGCCTTCGAGCGGCTGCTCCCCGTCCTGGCGGAACTCAACCGCCGGGAAGAGGCCGCCGACGACGCCCGACCGCCAAGGCTGACAACCTCTGCTACCCTCCCCCCGGACTCCGTCCGGCTATCAATGTGATCACCATCACTGCCCCCAGCGGCCAACTGCTCGCCGACCAGCGCGGGCAGTTCTTCTATTCCCACCAAGGCCAGACCGTCTCGGTCCCGCCGACCTCGTGTCGCTGGGACCTGGCCGACATGACCCGCCTCTGGAGCGACATGTGCGCCGCCACCGGTGACGCCTATGTCCTTCGCATTTCCCCTCTTCAAGTCAGCCCTGGCTGACGCCCTGCAAACCTCCCCGTCCGCCGCCTCTACCTTGATGGCGGCGTGAATCGGGGATCCGCTCTTGCCTGGCCCGCCCGGGCGAGAGCTTTCATCCCTCCCCCATCGCCATGAAAGCTTTCTGCATCGTCATCAGCGCCGTCGTCGCCGCAGCTATGGCGGCCGGCGCTGCCGCTGACTACCAGGCCTTCCGCCTGGAGGCGCAGGCGGGGATCCCCATCCCAGGTTGCGCCAACGTCAGCCTTTTGCGGCCCCCGTGCCGCTGACTTTCGCCGCCAGCCAGCTGCGCAGCTGGGCCTGGTCAATCAGGATATCGTTGCCGCGCCAAGTCACGGCGTGCACAGGGATCTCCCGCTCTGGCGGCAACGGCGGCTGCCAGCTGTACCAGCGCTTGCTGCATCCGCGGCAACGGCGCCAGCGGACCCGCCCGCCTTCCGAAAAGACGGCTGGGCGACTGGTCACCACTTCGGCGACCCCGCCGCACTTCGGGCATTCCATCCTGACTGCTCCAGCGGTCAGGCAGCCTACCCCTCTCTACCCCATCTCTCACCATGATCCTCGAGATTTTTCTCGGGCGCATCGCCTATGGCCCCGCCATGGGCAACGCTCGCCACCTCAGGCGCATCGCACGCGCCGTCGAGCGTTCCCACCCGGGCGCTCGGGTCGTCCTCTCCCCAGAGGAGGGGTATAGGCCCTCTCAGCTGGCCGTCTTGGCGGCCATCGCCGACGACGGCGAGCGCGCCATGCGCGAGCTGATGAACGAACCCACCGCACTCCCATGATCGACCTCAAACCCACTCTTGCCGCCCACGCCCAGTGGCTGGCTGATTTCGCCACCGGGCAGCGCGCCAACCTGCGCGGCGCCGACCTGCGCGGCGCCAACCTGCGCGGCGCCGACCTGAGCTGCGCCGACCTGACTGGCGCCGGCCTGAGCAGCGCCAACCTGACTGGCGCCGACCTGAGCGGCGCCGACCTGCGCGGCGCCAACCTGGTCTTCGCCAACCTGCGCGGCGCCAACCTGACTGACGCCAACCTGAGCGACGCCGACCTGCGCGACGCCAACCTGACTGGCGCCGACCTGAGCGGCGCCGACCTACGCGGCGCCAGCCTGGTCTTCGCCAACCTGCGCGGCGCCGACCTGGCTGGCGTCGACCTGAGCGACGTCAGCGGGCTCCCTTTCGTCGCTGACTCCGCTGAGCGGCTAATCGCCGCAGCGGCAGCTGCAACGGCTAAGCCCGGCGCACTCGAAATGCAGTCGTGGCACACCTGTGAGACGACCCACTGCCTTGGCGGCTGGGCTATCCACCAGGCGGGACCACTCGGTGCCCTCCTGGAGCGGACCCTTGGCGCTTCAATAGCTGCGCTCCTACTCCTTGGGCCGGAAGCTTACGCCCATTTCTGGGACAGCAACGAGGACGCACGCGCTTACCTCCAGTCCGTCCTGGACGAAGCCAAGGCATGACCACTCAGTCCCTTTCCCTTCGCCTGGCGGACGACATCGCCGCCAACCCGCTGACCTGGCCGGGGCTTTACCCCCGCTACGGCGTCACCAATGACGGCCAGGCGCTTTGCCCCGACTGCTGCCGGGCGGAGCGCAAGTGGATCGGCACCACCACCGGCTCTGACGGCTGGTGCCTCATCGACGTCTCCGTCGACTGGGGCGATAGCGACATCAGCTGCAGCCACTGCAGCAAGCCAATCCTCGATTCCTGTCTTGAGGACCCCAACGGCTCGGCCGAGAGCCCGACCGTTGACGAGCGCAATTCCTTGTACTTCGCCTCAATCGCGTGAAACAGATCTCTTTCGAGGAGCTGGCGTCTCACTTCCACCCCGAAGTGCACGACAGCCTCAAGCGTGTCGCCAGCTACCCGGGCGCCACGCACCTGGTCTTGTTCCAGAACCAGGCCCTTGATTCATCTGCTCACGGCCTCTGCTCTGCCCTGGCTGTCGGCCCGGGCTGCACCCGCTCCTCCCTCGAGGAGGCGTATGCCGGCCACCTGAATGACCTGCCGTCCCAGCGGCAATACCCCATCGCCCACTGCGAGTTGACTCATGCCGAATGACCCCCTCTGGTCCGGTTGGTTCAATGGCCGCACGGCCATTCGTGACCTGCCGGCTGACTGCATCAAAGACTGCTCAGCCCCAGGGGTCGACGCCGGCGAGGCTGTTGACCACTGGGTCAAACGCCTTCAGCTCGAGGCCCCACCCTGGCTGCTGCGCGAGCAACTCCGCAGCACCGGGGCCTGGGAGCCCTCCGAGCTCTGCGATCACCAGGCGAACCTGCGTCGCCTGCTCTGGATCTGGGCCTGCGACTGCCGCGAGAGCGGTCTCAACCTTCCCATCTATCTCGCCCGATGAACACTGACTCCAACACTCCTGACCTTCCGACGCCCCGGCGGTTCGTGTCGATCACTCGGGCGATCGGCCCTTCTGGCGGCCACATCATTGACGCCATTGCCGACGACGGCACTGCCTGGCACGCCGTGCTGCAACGTGACGCCGGCCTTAACGTCTCGTCCTGGCGGCAGATCTTACCCCTGCCGCCGATCAGCTGAACACCGGATCGGCCATGCCCAATGGCCGGGGGACCGCTTCCTCTTGGATGTCGGCCACCCGGTCAGCGCGGGCGCGCATCAGTTCCCTGACGCGCTCGCTCTCGGCGCCCCAGCCCATCTCCGGCAGCGCAAGCCCACTCATCAGGGCTTCCTGCCACAGAGCTGCTTCGATCAGCTCCGCTAGCTCGATCTGGTCGCCCGCAAACCTGTCCACATCAGGAGAGCGGGCTGTTCTCTTTCCTCTCGCCTGTCTGTGACCCTTCCTGCATGAATCCCATCAGTGCCAGCAACTGCTGAGCACCAGCTGTCATCAGCGCACCACCGCCAACCACCGCCGTCGGCAGCACGCCGCGGCGGACGTACGCGTTCTCCGCGATCCCCTCGTTGACCATCTCCATCAACCCGCGGCCGGTGAACTCACCTGGTCCGCGGCGCATGGTCCCGGAGTAGTCCTTTGCGACCTGCTGCCGGCCTCTCTTGCTCTGCAGCAGCGCTTCGATCTGACTCTCCATCCCCGCTCCGGGAACGGCTTGTCCTGCCCCTGGAGACATGCCACGCGTGATCCGCTCGATCACCTTCTTCCTGTCGCCTTCAGTCTGCGCTCCCTCCACGAACCTCGCGTTTCGCTCAATGCCAGCGGCCTTATTGCTGCTGGCACGCTTTGCTGCCTGGGAGGCAACCCAGGAATCCAGGTTGCCGGGAGCGCTCTGAACCCAATCCCACATTGCCGTTGCCTCGGATTGATCGATTCTAGGTGGGTTTTGTGGGTCCACTCAGCAGTACACATGTCTGTTGAGTGGCCCATTTCTCTGTTGGAAACCACCATGCCCTGCATCACCCTCGGCCCCATCGAGCTCCGCTTCAACGCAAACGCCAGTGGCGTCAACTGGACCGACGTCGAGCTCGCCTTCATCACCGACCGCAACCAGGCGGGCTTCGCAGCCCGCGAAACGGCCCTTCGCGCCGGCTTCAAGAGCGAGCACGCCCTTGAAATCCTCGGCGAGGACGACACCACCTCCACTGCCGTTCTCAACGGCACCACCTACCACGGCAAACGAATTGCCGGGGCCGACGGCCAGTCCTACGTCCTGACGGCCGAGCAGGTCGCCGCCAAGGCCGAGTACGTCAAGGCCATGCGGCAGAGCAAGCTTGCCGCCCAGCAGGCAGCCCAGTTCGCCAAGGGGATCGATCCCTCGATCCTCGTTGACGCCGCCGTCACCGCTGAAGCCTGATCATCAGGCCCTGCCACAATCACAGCCTCGGCGTGCGTCCTGCATGCCGGGGCTTCTTTGTGACAACAGTGACCGCCATGGCAAACCACCACCTTGCTGCCGTGCTACACGTCCATCGCCTGCGCGACTGGGCTGCCATCTTGCTTCGTCAAGCCAAGGCCAGCTTCGACGCCGGCGACGGCAGCCAGACAGCCGAGTCCGTCGCTGCCATCCGCGAAGTCCACCGCTCGTTTCAGCAGCGAGCCCAGCAAATCGACCAAACACTCCATGACCATCGCTCCCTCTAAGCCTCAGACCCCTTCCCTGTACCAGATCGCCCTGGACTCCCAGGAGATCGACGGCGAACTGGCCGTCGCCCTGGCCAAGGCCGGCTCCGAAGATCCCGAGGAACAAGCCGAGGCCGAGGCCCTCATCACCGGCTTGCTCGAGCGAGCCAATGACAGCCAGCGCATGCTGCTGCGCAAGGCCAACGGCATCTGCCAGATCCGCGAGATGCTGCTCGGCAAGGCCGAGTTCCTCCGCAAAGGCGCAGCCGAACGCATCGCCAAAGCCGAGGCGGAGGAACGCGCCGCCCAGCGCCTGGAGGACTACCTCCTGCGCTGCCTGCAAGCCCTTCATCCCGGGCAGACGAAGTTCGAACTGCCCGAGTTCACGATCAGCTCACGCGTCAGCGAAGCCGTCGAAGTCGACACCAGCCTCGACGCTCCCGACATGCCCGAAGAGTTCACACGCGTTGAACTCAAGCTCAAGCTCTCGGGCCACGGCAGCACCAAAGCTTGCGCCATCGAGCAGCTGCTGCGCGAGGTCCTCGAGGACATGCTCGATGGCTGCCGTCCTGACACCTACCAGTTAGCCGAACCCAAGGTCGAGCCCGACAAGACGGCCATCAAGGCCGCCATCAAGGAGGGCGCCACCATCCCTGGCGCGCAACTGGTCAAGCGCCGCTCCTGGTCCATCAAGTGACCGTCAAGTTCCCAATCAAGTCCCCATCAGGCGCCTGCCAAGCATCACCAGGCGCCCATCAAGTACCCATCAAGTACCCCCGGCCCGACTTCCTGCGCGTGACCACGCCGTCGGGCCGGTTCCTGGTCACACCCCAGAGCGGCAGGGCACGGCTGGCCCTCAACCAGCTGTGCGATCCCTCCCTGCCGCGCATCGGCGATGCCCTCCTGCTCTCCCCTGAGCAGGCCGCTGGCGTCGCCGGCTACCTCCAGTCCCTCTCCTTCTCTGTGTTCTCGTGGCACTCCACACCATCACCTCTGAGCCCCGCCCTTCCATCCGCCACCACGGCTGGCACTTTGCCTACTACGACAAAGCCACTCCATCCGGCCGGCAATGCGTGGTCACCTTCCCGGCAAGCATTGCCGACACCATCAGGCCGGGCTTCAAGTTTGACGAAGCCACCTCTGTCCGGTGGGACGACGCTCTCAAAGCGTCTGTCCTCCACTTGGACTTCCATGAGCTCGAAGGCTTGGTTGAGCCTGCGCTCCCACCTGACCCTGAGTCCGGGTGGGGCGATCCTGACTATCCCGCTCCCTCCTCGCACATCCAGCAGCCAAAGCTGAGCTCGCCTGAACCGGCGGCCGCGCCCAGGCCGATGCGTGCCCCAGCGCACCGCAGGGCGGAAGCCCGGCAAGCTGCCGAGCAGGGCGCTCAGCTCCCCGCGGCTTACCTCAAAATCAACCGGGAAGTCGCTCAAAGCTTCCTGTTCCAGCTTCGGATGATCGGCAACGCCGTTGGCGAGCAGCGCCGGGCTGACGTGGCTCAGAAGCTGTGCGCCATCGCCAGCATTCCCTATTACCGCCAGATCGGCGTCGAACTTACGGAAGACGACATCAAGGGAATGACTGCCCTCTGATGGCAGCGAATGAGTGCGCTCTTGTGAGTGCACTCAGCAGTGCACATTTCTCGTTCCTTGTTTTGTATGGAATCCACCCTCGCCCCTGTGCAAGACAACGCTCTTGCCACCCTCCCCGCTTGGGCTGCCCCGGCAACGCCCGAGCGCAATTACACCACCGTCGGCATCTCAGCCGACGGCCTTCTCTACATCTACGGCGAAACCGCAGCCTCCCCGGGCCCGCTTCTGCCGAGCGTGATCGGCGTCGTCCTTGACGCCCAGTTCACCCAGCTCGGCGGCACCAGCCGCTACGGGATCCGGGACTACCTGGACCTGTACCTGGGGACTGTCATCCCAGGCGAGTGCGTCGTTCTTCGCTTGCCCTGCGGGGCGCGGCCGCACCCCGAAACCGGCGCCCTGCAAACGCCTTGGTCCATCCGCAGCCTGCTGGGTGCCTTACTCCTGCTTGACTTGCAGGAGACGGCAATCAAACTGCAAACCAAGCGTGGCAACACAACCACGTTTTTCAGGGTCTTCCCTCACTCCGCCGACGGAGTGGAACAACCGGAGGTCCGAGCCGAGTCCATCGGCCCGGGGCAGGACGACCTGGAGGCCGCCGTCAATCGCCTCCGCGGTCAGCTCGGGCTTCCTCTCCTCCCACTCTCAACCATCATCGATGTCTGACCACGACGCTGCTCCCGATCGCGTTTCGCGAGAGACCCTTCAGGCCCTCCTGCGGAACGCGCCAACTCCCGGAGCAAGCGACAGGAACCTGCCGATCGGGACCGCGGTACCCGTTCTCCCTCTCGATAACGCCGACTTCGGCGCCGTCGATCTGGTCGTCCTGCTCGAGCAGGTCCTTGCCGCAGCCGGTGGCGCCACCTCGCTCCACTTGCTGCACGCCAGCAGCTACCTGCTGAACGTCGTCGCCGACGCCATGGAGCGACGGCTCGCCGACCCCGACTTCAACGACCTCAACGGAGTCGCCGGGATGCTGTTCAAGACAGCGACTCGCGCCTTGATCACCAGCATCAGCGCCTGCGTCAGGCAGATCGATGACTTTGTCGGGCCCCTCACTGTCATCCACGTCGAAAGCGTCGGCGGCGACCCCGCCAGCCGCAAGGGGCTGATCAGTGACGGCACCCTCACGGCGCTGGGTATCGACATCGAAGCCTTCGATCGCGAGTTCAAGCGCCGCACCTCCTGACCCACCTTCCTTCCCCTTCCTTCCACCTCCTCTCTGTACGCACCATGTCCCACGAGTTCACCTCCGGCGTCTTCGCTCACGACACCAAGGCCTGGCACGGCCTCGGCGACGTCATCAGCGGCACCCTGCCGGCTGACGAGATGTTCCGCCGCGCCCAGGCCCTCTTCCCGGTCGAAACCCTTCAGCTTCACGCCGGCGATATCGATAGCCCGGCCCTCCTCGACGCCGTCACCCAGGCCGCCGATCGGCCCTTCAGCTCCCCCGAGGAGCGCGGCATCGCCATCCATCGCGCTCTTGAGCAGCACCTGCTCTCGCTCAAGGAAAGCCGCGTCGGCATTTGGCGCCCCGACGAACGCAAGATCCTCGGCACCGCCAGCCCTGGTTACCGGGTCATCCCCAACCAGCGACTGCTCGACTTCGCTCAGGCCATCCGCGAGGAAGCCGACATGGACGCCTGTGTTGTCCTGCGCGGCGGCGGCAAAGTGGCCTTCACGGCCAAGATCCGCGGCACCGACCAGCAGGTCGTACCCGGCGACAAGGTGCACCGCAACATCGTGGGCTACCTCGGTCATGACGGCTCGACCGCCTTTGGCGGCATGTTCACCGACATCCGTGTTGTCTGTGCCAACACCCTTGGTTTCGCGATGAGCGACGCCAACCGTCACGGGCGGCAATTCACTATCCGCCACACCGACAACGACGTCGCCCAAATCGACAACGTGCTTCAGAACATCGACATCGCTCGCCAGTCCTTCGCGGCCGTCCTTGACGACTACCGCGACATGCAGGCCACGCCGATGAGTCTTGACCTGTACCGCCACTGGCTGGAGCAGGTCTACCAGGTGCCTGGCGTCAAGCTCGACACCGGCGACACCCGCCCGGGCCGCATCGAGGACATGCCCCGTAAGTGGGCACAGCTCGAGCGCGCCTGGAACTACGGCCTCGGCCGCGACATCCCCGGCGTGGCAGGCACCGTCTACGCCGGCCTCAATGCCGTCACCGAGGTCGAGACCTCGATGAAGACCCAGGGCGCCGGCAAACGCCGCCTGCACTCGACCCTCTTCGGCACCGGCGCTGGCGTCATCCGCCGCGCCAACGAGCTGGCCCGCGAACTGGTGACTGCCTGATCGATCTTCCTGCCCCTGCTGTTTGCGGGGGCTTCCTCTCTTTTCTCTCATCTCACCCCATGGCCAAATTCCAACTGACCATTAGCTCCGAATACGTGAGCGATTGGAGCGCCTACGAAGGCGTCCGTGAGTCCATCCAGAACGCCCTGGACGGCAAAGATGCCGGCCATCCCATGCACATCAGCTACAGCGGCAGCAGTAGCACCCTCAACATCGCAAACTTTGGCGTCAGGCTTGACCGCTCGGTCTGGCTGATGGGCAGCACGTCCAAGGCCGGGACCGATGCCCGCGGCCACTTCGGCGAGGGCCTCAAGCTCGGCGCTCTCGCCCTGGTCCGCGCCGGCCGCAAGCTGCGCATCGTCAACGACGACGAGGACTGGCTCTGCACCCTCGAGGAATCCAAGGCCTTCCCGGGCCAGCAGGTCCTGACCGTCACCACCCGCAAGCGCCCCACCCCGCTGGGTGCCTTCTCGGTCCAGGTCCTCTGTTCCAAGGAGGAATGGAGTGAGTGGCAAGACGCCTTCATTGACCTCAAGCCCAGGGCCCTGAAGTCCATCGCCGCCGGCGGCGTCCAGATCCTCACCGATCCCACCGAGCGCGGCCGCTGCTACGTCAAAGGCATCTTCGTGGAGGAGAAGCCGGATCTCTATGCCGGCTACAACTTCAACCGCGACGTTCGCACCGACCGCGATCGCCGGGTGATGAACTCCTTCGATTTCGACTTCCACGCCGGCAACGCCTGGATCAGCGCTCTCACCGACGGAGAGATCACTCCTATCGAGATCCTGGCCATGCTGCAATCAGCGGCGCCGGATGCCAAGGCAACGGGCAATCGCTACTGCCCCGCTTCCGGCATCGAAGCCGTCGGCGACGCCTGGACTGCTCTCCACGGCGCCTCTTCCGTGCCTGTTCTCGATCAGGCCGGCGCCACCGAGGCCGGCCACTACGGCCGGATCGGCATCATCGCCAGCTCTGCCACCTGTGCCTTCTTTGAGGATCACCCAACGCTGAGCCTCAAGTCCCTGCGGGCGGCGAAGCGCAACGACGTCACGGCCACCTACGGCCTGAGCGACCTCACCTACGCCGAACGCGCGGTTTACCAAGCCGCCATCGAAACCATCGCCCCGACACTCAACTCCATGGGCATCACGCCCATCGCACCACGTCTCAGCCTTGTCGACTTCCAATGCGGCGACGTCCTGGGCCTGCACCGCTTTGACCGAGAAGAATCCGTGCACCAGGTCCTGGTTGCCCGGCGCACCCTCGACTCCCTGCCCCGCTTCTTGCAGGTGCTTGTCCACGAGATCGCTCATGATTTTGGCGGCGACGGCGAGGTTGCGCACGAGCGTGCCGAAGGCGAGATCTTCTCCAAGGTCATCAGCCGGCTGCTCGATGCCGCCCTGGTCGTATGACCGGCGGCGCCATGCGACAAGTCGGGACGCCCTGTCCCGATTGCGGCTCGATCGAGCGCGGTGTCATCGAGTCGCGGCCCCGCGCCGGCGGCTCGATCTACCGCCGCTGCTTCTGCCGCCGGTGCGGCACTCGTTACTCCACTCGGGAGCAACTGGTCGGCGAGGCAGTCACCAAGACACCCGACGACAACCGCGCCGAACGGCTCAGGCGCGCAGCGATGGTCGATCAGATCGATCGCATTGAGCGCAGCCTTGCCATCCTCAAAAGAAACCTACCCCCTATCCATCAATGAACGATTACGTGCCCCCGGGCCTTTACACGGCGCAGCTCGACACTAGCGAGGCCACCACGGTCTACGTCAATCGCTTGCGACGCAAAGCGCGCCGAGTCAAGGGTATTGGCGAAGAGCTTCTCAGTTTTCTTTGTAGCATCGAAAGCGAGGAATCTTATGGGCCAGACGCGCTCGCTTCCATTGAAAATCTCGGTAGCGAGCTGCACGAACTGGCCATGATCGCTCATACCACTGACTTCAAGCACCTCCATCACGTTCTTCACTCCTGATCTCGTCCCATGACTGCACTGGTCCTGGCGACTGTCAGGGTTGTCGCCTATCCCCGTGAACTCTGAATTGTTTTTGGCCCCACTCAGCAGTGCACATGCCTGTGTTGCTGGGTGGGGGTTACTCACCCGCATTCCTTCCATGTCCCGTAACAACTGGACCCCCGTGGTCCTCGACTTACTGCGCCTGCTCACCGAAGAGGGCGGCGCCAAACTGCTTTGGGTTGACGACGGCGGCGAAACCACGCACCTGCCACCTCCCGAACATGCTGGCGATTATTTGTCGATCCGCCAGCAAGCCGCCGCAGCCATCACCGCTGTCGATACGTCCACCCTGCAGATCATGCTGGACGGGAGCACAGCCACGCTTTCGATCGTCCTAGGCAACGAGCCCGAGGAGATCGTCCAGGACTGGCATGCCCCCAACTGCAGCACTAGCTACTGGATGCTGGAAGCGATCACGCGCAAGTTTGCTAGCCAGTGGGAGGGCAGGATCTGTCCGGATATTCCCGACCAGTACCGCTGGTCACATCCCTATGCCTGGCTTAAGAGCGTTTCAGAGGAATGGGACCGCGACCGACTGTTGCACGAAGTCCATCGTCTCGCCTTGCAGCATGATTCCGATTCACTGCAAGATCTCTATCGGGACGAAATGGAGAGGGACGGCTACTACGACCCACTGCCTCAGTCGACATGACTGTCGTCAATCACGAAAGCGGCCGGGCGCCCTTCCGCATCCGCACGCCCAGAGAGACCATTCTCGACTCCATCGAACTGTTACCCGAAGCCGATCTCTGGCGGCCAATCATCGAGCAAGCCGACGATGGCGGCCATCTCCCCCGCGACCAGGCCGAGATGGTCCTCGTCCAACTCGGCTGCACGCCTGAGCAGTTCTTCGACTGGTGCCGGCAGCGCCCGTTCGTCTTTCTCTGGTCGGCAGCTATCTGCGACGTCGCTGAACTCCACGAGTTCTGGGTGGCGCAGCAGCCATGAACCTGCTTGCTCAACCATTACCCACTTCTTCTGCAATGGAAATCAAATCCATCGACCACTACCCCGAACCCGGGGTTCGCTGCAGTGAGATCACGCTCACTGTTCGTATTACCTACGAATCCTTTTTCACCGCTCCTGGTGAATGGGACCACGATCTCATGTTGCGCCGGCTTTTTGGCAACTCGCCTCTCGAGTGTTACGGAATCGAAAACTACGACGTCAACTGCACCAGCCACGTCGAATGGGTTGAAATCAACCCCATCACCTACGCCCCTGGTTTCGGCGAAAGCGTCGTCACCACCACCCCGGTCGACGAGGCCAACTACCGGGATCGTTGCCGGGAGACCAATCGCGCCCCCTCGCAAGCCGGTTTCTGGCGATACATCCTCAAAGCCCGCCACGGCATTCAAAAGCTCTCACTCTCCAATGCCCCTCACTGACCCCAAGCTCCATCCCCTGTCCGTCCTCGGCAAAGCGCCTCATCCCAGCGGCTGCCTCAAGGGTTACTGCCACACGACCTACGGCAACCTCGTCGCCCTGCTGGGCCAGCCACACACTCACCGCGGCGACAAGACCAACGTCGAGTGGGCCTTCCGTTGCAACGACGGGACCACCTTCCACGTCTACGACTGGAAGCTGCCTTCTACCCCCCAGGGTCCGTACGACTGGCACATCGGCGGCAGCAGCAGCTCTGCCCTTGTTGCCTTCCATCGCTTCACAGGACTGCCGGTGACGCCACTCGACGTCGAGTCCTATCAAGTCGCCTACGTCTGGAAACCAAACTCAATCTTCCCCTCCGATGCCCATCAACAAAGCGAAAGCACTCAGGCTCAAGGCGAGCCTGCTTGAGCGTCACGCTCTCTCCGACTTCCATAGCCTGCCCAGGCATTGCCTGGTCCAGGAAATCGTCCACGACGCCGGCCTAGCCACGGCGTTCATTCCCATGATGGAGCGCCACAAGAAGGACCACAGCACCGCCAAGTGGCGCATGCACCTGGCGGTTGTCGATCCCGGCAACAGCGACGTTTGCTTCTGGTGGGATCGCCTGGAGGCCATCGACCCCGCTTACGCTCTCATCGAGTTGAAACCGATGACCGACTACCTCGGCACGCTCGATACGTGCAACCTTTCCAGCCTCTGGTGGGCAGCCACGGGAGCCTTCTTCGATCTGGCCGACCTGCTCGCCCCGGACTGGCGCAAGGCTCACGATCTGATAGAGGCCAAGGACCCGAACGCTGGGCGTTCTCACTGGGGCGATCAGTACCGCAGGGCATTCGCCCAGGCCTTTGACGATCACTGGGCTGATGACAGTCTCGTGCTTCGGCCCACGGTCAAGGCCGACAAGCAGCTGCTGCGCTACTGCACGGCACCGCGGAGCAATCCACCAGCCACTGCAGCTTCTGAATCATGAGCATCCAACTGACCATCACAGCGGTCGAGGAGAAGATCAGCCTCGCCCTCAAGGCTCTTGATCTTGCCGCTCACTTTGGCGGCACCTGGGGCGAAGAGTGGCATCACGAAGTCGGCGCTTGGGCCGAAGAAGTTGCCAACGAAGACACCCGCCTGGGTTACTGGGAGTGGGTCGCCAACCGCATCGACAGCGGTGACTTCGACCTGGACGAGGACCTCACGGATGACGGCGCCACCGAGACGCCATTGCCCCCTGAGATCGAGGCACAGGGCCGATGACTGACCACGACCGCTGCATCAAGGCCGCCCGCGCCAAGTTCGCCGGTGACGAAGACGTCGATGTTCTCGACATCATCGAGGACGACGACGTCATTGACGGCGTCTGGGTCAGGGCGCTGATTTCTGTGCGCGACGACAAACTCGAACCCGTTCCCGGTCCGACTTACGACGTCTGGATTGGGGAGCAGGAGGAGCTCGGGTCAGCCCCGGGTGGCACCTTCCTTGGCGACAACTGGGTCTGGACCTTCGACCAGTCCTTCACCTGCGACGACGACCCCGACGGCAAGGGCGCACGCCTCAGTGCACACACCTACGCCCGCCACCTGCGCAACACCTACCCCTGCGCCTTCGTGGCCGTCAGGCCTAGCGGCAAAGCCCCGCTGCCGATCAAGCACTTCACTGAATCCTCTCTTCCTCATGCCTGAAGAACCTCTTCACTGGCTCGTCAGCGGCCGTATCCCCTACGACGATGACGACACTCTCTACGCAACAGCAGGGCGATGTACCAAGGCGCAAGCCGAGGAGTTCTACCGCAGCGCCATGATTTCCGTCGCGCTGGAATCCGACAACGAAGAGACCTTGCGGCGGGTGAAACTCGACAACATCAGGGCCGACCAGCCGCTCACCGACGGCGTCATTGTCACGGCGTTCGCGTCATCTGATTCACCGATCATCGTTGACGGTTACCTGCTCTAGCCCTTTCCCCAACGCTTTCTTCTTTTCCTCCTCATGGACCTTTCCCGCTATGTCGTCCTGGACTGCACGTCCGGGACGTTCTTCAACGCAGCGCATGCCGTGCTGATCGATCTCGACGGGATGACCTATCCCGAAGACATCCTGACACTCGAAGGCGACAGCGACTCCGACCGCTGCGACCTCGCCGATGTCTACGGCATCGACCTCGAGACCTGGTCACCGCCTGACAGCAAGGAGGCCCGGGCCCTCGACGCCGTGGCCGGGCTGCTCAACAACGAGCAATGGAGCTCCGACCACCTGGAAGCAGTAGCTGACATGGTGCGCGCCACGGGCCGCGCCATCGGCGACGACTTCCATGCCGACGCACCTTCTGAATCCTCTCCTCTCTGAACCTCATGGGCTGGCTATTCGACACTCATCCGACCTCCAAGGCGAACTACGTCAAGGATCTCCTGGCGCGCAACTTCACATCAAGCTCCACCTGCACCCTGCTCGACCACTCGCTCCGAGGCAACTGCCTCTGGGCCCTGGCCCGGCCGGCAGGACAAGAGCCCTTCATCCTTCTCTTCTTGCTCGAGTGCCACGACGGCTGCTGGGGCTACAAGGGCATAGACGAATCCTGCGGGCCCTACTACCACAGCTGCCCGCTCAAGTTCCTTGAGCAAGCGCCGGAGCCCCAGGGCCACAACCGCAACCACGCCGGCAGTGGCAAGAGCTGGCGAGACTTCGTCCGCGAGCACCACGCTGCACTCAAGCAGCAGCGCAAGTCACGGCCCGTCGTCGGCCAGAAGATCCGCCTCGATGGCGAGCGCTTCCCTGGCTACGAAGCCACCTACACCGTCACCGCAGACCTGGGCCGCAAGGGGCTGCTGCTCAACAACTACCTCCGGCTCAACGCCCGCCAGATCAAGTGGGCTGAGCTGGTGGGATCCCCTGTCCCCTCAGCATCTACCTCATGACCACCCTTAGCCAACGCATCCGCGAGTGCATCCAGCACGAATACAGCAACGCGGAAGTTCGACTGCCTCCGCCCGACCCCTTCGACCCCGACGACATCAGCTACAGGCCTGACGACTGCAACGGCGGCTACTGGGTACAAGCCGAAGTCTTTGTCTCCGCTACGGACCTTGAGCCCAACCCGAACCCTGTCTACACCGTCTGGGAATGCGAGGACTTTTCCACTGAATGCAACTGGTCCGATGTATCCGACTGGCGGCTAGACGAGGTCTATCAATGCGAAAGTGATGACGCATCTGGCACAGCTGCCCGTCGCAAGGCGCACGATCGCGCCAAGTATTTGCGACGCCATAACTCTTGTGGGTTTCTGTTTGCGGTAAGGCTTGGCAACCAGCCGCCAAAACTCCTCCCTGTCAACCCAACCGCCAGCGCGGATTTCGCCAACTACCTCAACTCTCACGCCGCGACAACATCATGAGCAAACGCTACACGCATTACTTCGACGTGCGCCTGGCTAACTCGTTTCAGTCCGACATCGAGGACTTCGACGAGGCTTTTGACGCCTGGTGCAATTCCTTTCCCGACAGGCCTTCCCTGCGTAAGGAGCTGCTGGCTTCCGACGAAGGCACCATGTCGATCCTCAAGGGAATCGTCTACAGCGACACCTGCATCAATCAAGACACCCTCGCTCCGGCAGCAGCCGGTGAGCCCAATGGCTGAAATCGATCGCGTCTTACGCGTCTCCACCCGGCACATGCCGGACTACACCCAAGACCTCTCGATCTGGCACTGGGGCCAGACCGACGCCATGGGCCTGACCTGGATCTACGCCTACGAAGAGGACTGTTTCTCTCCGGAGCAAGCAATCCCCGACTGGCTCCTGCCCATCTGTATAGCCGCACGTCAGACCTACGGCTGCAACTGGATTCTCCTGGATCCAGTTGCAGCCTCGCTTGATGATTTCCCCATTTACGACGGCGAGGAGGACAGCGACGATGACTGACTACCCCGAGTACGAGCGCCAGCAGGAGACCGCCGCACAAGGCGAGCATGTCCGCGCCTGCATGGATGCAATCATCGAAGACGCGGGTGCCAATTTCCGCATTCTTGCATCGCTTCAACGTCGCGCTTACAAAGACACTGAGGCTGGAATCTCGCTGAGCTTCCAACTCGACGACGGCACCTACATCTATGTCGGGACTATCGGAGGCAACAATGCTTCTCTGGTCGACCGTGTTCGTCGAATCGGCTTCAGCAGCATCGTTGAAGGCACCGATCGAGAGGTTGCTCCAACCTGGCTCGACCTAGTCTCCGACGAAATCGACAGCCCTGAGAAGGCTGTTGCTGAGTACAACCGGATGCAGCAGGAAACCAACGACGAAGCCTGCGAGATCTGGGAGCAAGAGCACGCCGAAGACGACGAGGATTCTGACGATGTCTAGCTACCCCGATGAACTCGGACGAAGGGAGAAGGGCTATATCCCTCTCATCTTCCCCAACCGCACGCAACACGACCTCTTCTGCCATCTCACTGGTGCCGGCCATCGCTGGTACCACGGCGGCCAGGGGGCCATTCTCGCCAACGGCAAGATCTACTGCACTCTCGACGAACACAACCACGAGGCGCTCTCCTACGCCATCCGCTGCGGCGCGCGCGTTCCGCCTGATGCCTGGCTTGCTCCACCCAGCCCTGATCCAATCGCAAATCGCGAATGACGAACATGACGACGATGCCTGACCCCGTACGCGACCTTGAGCGCTACTCGCCCATGCAATACAGCGTGATCGAGTGGCACCTCACGTACAACTTCTTCCCGCCGATGGACCAGCGCCTGGCAACGCCATGCCTCGATGCCATCCAGCACATGCGAGACGGCAATCCCGATGCCTTGATCACGATCAACGGCTCCACCGAAATCGATGGCCAGCCGATTACCGCCTCTCTCCTGGCAGAAGACCTCCACCTCGACAGCTTCCTGCGCTCCGTTCGCAACGACTCCAACTGATCATCTTCAAGCTCTTGACACCCATCACTTTTCTCCCTCGCCCTCCCTCCTCCCATGTCTTCCAGCCAGTCCCGCAAGCCCGTTCGTGTCACTGTCACGGTCCCCTGGATGACCCACGAAGCCCTGGTTTTTCACTCGTCCAACGAAGGCCGCTCCGTGTCCAATCTGGTGTCCTTCCTCCTCCAGCAACACCTCAACCGCCTTGCTACCCATGCTCAATCCTGAGCAGCTGAATCCAGGGTGACCAGCAGGTAACTGCCAGCCCCGGGCCCATCCCCAGCTTCAACAACCAGCCCGATTCGCCCAGGCAGCAGCCGCGGCGGGTCGGGCTTTCTTGTGTCCTCTCGACCTCTCATGAATCTCTCACGCACCGCTTCTCACTTCCAGCGCGGCATCCCTCAGTTCGGCCGTGGCAACGGCAAGCTCCCCGACTCGACGCTGACCTTCGCGTTGCCATCCGGTCACACCTGCCCTGGCGCTCTTCAGTGCCTGGCCCTGGCGGACCGGGAGACCGGCAAGATCAGCGACGGCCCGCAGCAAACCTTCCGCTGCTACGAGGCCTCGATCGAGAACTTCCGCTCCAGTGTTCGCGCCAGTCGCTGGCGGAACTTCGACATCCTTCGCGGCCTCAACCCCAATGAGGCCACCGACCTCCTGCTGGCCGGTATTGGCGCCGTCCTCGATCACAAGAGCACCCACGTCCGCTGGTTCACTGGCGGCGACCTCTACTCGGTCGTCTTGCGAGACGCCATCTTCCAGGCTTGCCGCGAAACCAAGGAACTCACACACTACTTCTACACCAAGAACCTGCCGCTGCTTGCCCCCTCTTACGAGCGGGTGATCGACCTGCCCGACAACCTACGCGTCGTGGCATCCTGGGGCGGCAAGTTCGATTACCTCGCACCCCTCTTCCCCCGCACCGCCCGGGTGCTCCACACCCGCGCCGAAGCCGAACGCATGGGCCTGCCGATCGACACCACCGACCGGCTGGCCTGGCAGGACGAGCCCGTCCACTTCTGCCACCTCAGTCACGGCATGCAGCCCGCTGGCAGCGCGGCCGCTCAGGCCATTGCCTCTCGCCGGCGCTCTGGCGACTTCACCGGCTACGGATCCAAGCGCAAGAGGCAGCTTGCTGCCTGAGTCCATCGAGATCACCAGCCACTGCCTCCTGCGCCTGTGCACCGCTCTCGCTCTGGAGGCCGAGGGACTCGCCCACGGATTCCCTCTGGCCACCCTGGAGCTCAACCAGCAAAGTGGTCGCAGCTTCACAGCCACACAATGGCTGCAGATCCTCGAGCCCGCTTACGTCCGACGTTTCTCCCCCAACGACCCCAACTACCACCTCGTATGACCAGCCCCACCAAGCCAAACAACACTTACTCCGTTGTTTGGGAACGCCCCTGCGGGCGCTTTGGCTTTGTCGGTATCGAAGAATGCGCCTCCTGCGAGGAGGCCGCCGAGCACTTCTTCGATCACGTCCGCGGCAAGGACCCTAAGGTTCCAGCCGATGCACAGATCACGGCCGTTCGGCTCGTCTCTACCGATTGACCTCCATGAACACCGTCACCTACCGCGTCGAAGCCCATGACGGCAGCAGCTGGGGCTTCGGGGTTCGCATGAACCCCAATAGCAGGGCCCCCGAGTTCTGTGCCCTCAGCAGCGCCGATTCCTTCGACACCCGCGCCGGCGCCTTTGACCTGATGGACGACGCAACCCGTCTTTGCGGCGGCACCCTCCGCGTCGTCTTGCTTCGCGATCACGGCGGCCTGGTTGAGGTTCAGGCCGTCTCCTAGCGATCCTGCTCCAAGTCCCGCAGGCGATTCTCGTGGTCGCCCAGCATCCGCTGGATGCCCTCGAGGATCGTCCCGGTCCTGGCTTCAAAGCGCCCAAGGCCGTTGGCGATCTTCCAAAGAGCTACGACGCCTGAGCTGCCAAGAGCTACCAGGGCAATGATTGCTTCTGGGCCCATCGTCGGCGGTGCTGTGAGCGTTCCGCACATCCTAGGAATCGCGTTTTGGCGAAACCGCTCCGGCAGCAAGCGGCCCAGAGTGCCTGCCTAGGCTGCTAGCTCTGGCTCGCACAATGGGCTACCTTCGCATTCGCCTGGTCCATCGCGATACTCGCGAGCCCGTGAGTGCCAGCGGCCTGACTCCCTACGTTCTCCCTCACGAGATCGACCACGCCAATCAGCACTTGGAGCAGCGCCAGCTGCCCTGGATCTGGGTGCCCACCACTGACGACTTGCCCCCATGCGGCTGACGCTCAACTCCTCGCTCCTCTCTTGCGCTGCCGCCTTCACTGGCAAGTACGGTGCCGACAAAGGGGTCGAGATTGCGCCCTTGCGTGCCGGAGACCCGGAGTCCGGCATCACTGTTGCCGCCTTCAACCGCGGCGCTGTTGGCATGATCGGCTACGACCCACGCGGACGTGGTGACGACAGCATCCTGCTGTTTCCAAGTTCCAAGCTGACCTTGGCGGCCAAGGGCATCAAGACCGGCGAACGCGACATCTGCATCGAAGGCGACGACGTCGCGGGCCTCACAGCTCGAGTGACCACCTACTACAAGGCCCACAACACCCACAGGGATTTCAAGGTCAGCGCCTCACGAGACCTTCCTTGCTACAGGCCCGCCATCGCCGCAGCCCTCGACCGCTGGGGGACCACTCCTGCCGTCTCCACGACCGCCGGTCGCTACGACCTCGGCCTGCTCCTGGCCGCCGTCAAGGCCATGGTCGAGGACGGCGACTCTCTGGTCATCTCCGGGTACGACGGCGGCCCCTTGCGCCTGCAGCGAGAAGACCTTCAGATCGTCGTTCTGCTGATGCCGCAAACCGCGCAGCCCATCCCCACCGCCCCCGGCTGGTTGGCCGAATACGCCGCCGCCCGCTAGCCCATCCAGAGTGCTTGCCAAGGCAGGCAATCGACCTATGCTGGCGTGCCCCCTGCAGCATCTCATGAGCTATGCCTCATCAATCGTTGCCCTGAGCGAAAAGGTTTCCGCCTTTTCCGCCGAAGGCAAAGACTACCTGCAAGCTGCGGCTGCCATCTGCGGTCAGGAACCCGTGACCATCTTGCTTCGCGCCTACGCCGACAGCGTCGCCGCCAGGGCCCTGGCTGAACGGAACCCAGGCGATCGTTTGATCGTCTCTGGCGAGGCCAGCCTGCAGCAGCCGGATGGCGACGTGCCGATCATCACGGCATCCGTCGTCTCCAGCGCTTTCGATGACCAGTACCTCAACGAGGTCGTCATCGTCGGCCGCATCGGCAGCGATGCCAAAGATGCCGAGAGCGGCAAGTCAACCCGGCGCTCCGTCGCCGTGAATCGCTTCTACCGAAGCCCTGACCCTGCGGCCCAGGAGCCCATTGAAGTCACCGACTGGTTCTCCATTCGTGCTTTTGGGTTCACCAAGGATCGCTTGACAGCTGCCGACGTTGGAGCGCTCGTTGAAATCAACGGCTGCTTCACCCAGATGACCAATGCTGAAGGCAAGCCCTACAGCGAAGTCAAGGCCCGCCTGGTTCGCGTGCATCGCGGCTCCAAGGGCGGCAGCAACCCCGCTGCTGGTACCAGCGCTGTCGGTTACGACCACGAGTCCTTCCAGGGCCAGCCCGACGAGTGCCCGATCAACTGGTAGTGCCTGCGTTTTTCGTCCCTTCAAGCAACCCTGCTCCAACCCATGTCGATCTTCCCCAGCAACTACGTTCGCTCCAACCAGGACGACCCCGCGATCCCCGCCAAGTACTTCGACTTCAAGAAGCTTGCCAACGGGGAGACCACGACCGTTCGCCTTTGCGGCACTGCCACCAGCGGTCACTGCATCGCTGGCTACCAGTACTTCACAGCGGAAGGCAGGCCTCGGCGCTTCCCCACTTGGCCCAAGAACTACATGGACGACATCGGTCTCACCTATGAGGCCAAGAAGAACGGGACCGAGGAGAAAGCTACGCCGACCTTTTTCCTTGCTTGGGTCTGCAGGCGCAAAGAGGCTGACGACTACCAGGTCCTTGAGATCGGCCAGTTCAAGGTTCGCGAAGCCATCGAAGCCGTTCTTGGTATTGAGGACTATGCCATCAAGGACGGCGAAATGGCCAATTTCTATTTGACCGTCACTCGCCGTGGCTTGATGCTCGACACCAAGTACGACGTGACGCCCGTCCTCAAGGCGCCCAGCGCCGCCGAGGTCAAGCAGTGGCGCTCTCGGGCTTCCTCTATCTGGCTCCCTTCCCTCTTTGAGGGGGGAGACCCCTTCGAAGGCCGCCCTTCAGGCGTCAGCGCTCCGTCTTGCGAGCCCTTGACCCGTCGCGATGAACTAGGCGCCGACGAAGAAATCGAGCAGCCTGTTACGAACCTTGCATCCGTTCCGGCTGAGGGCTGGTAGTAGACGTTCGTCATTGTGCACTGGGTCGAGTCTTCCCTGGCCTCGGCCCAGTGCTTCTCCAGAATGAGCTTCCTGCTGTACTCTCTCTCTCTTTCCTGTCTTCGCCTTTCATCGCTATGGCATCAGCGACTGAAGCCACTTCCGGCTTGGCCTCGCGGTCACTCCCCGTCAGCCCAACGCATGAAGAGCTTTTGGCGGACCTGGTGACACAGCTCGGCTTCCCGTCCTTTGTCGTCCCGGTAGCCCACCCTTACAAGCCCGGCTCCAAAGCCTATGCTCAGGCTTTGTTTCTTCCGGCTACCGCCTCCCACCTCGCTCCCTCCGTCTTCGGGGTGCTCCGTGGCAGTGGTCAGATTCTTGACGCCCCCGGGGTGACGGAAGGCCACGTGAGCGACTGCGCTCTTTCTCTCCAACACAACCTCATTGCCGTCCTTGTCCTGCGACCCGACGATCCTGCTCGCTCTGCAGCGAGCCACGCGCAGCTCTGATGTCAGGGCTCTCCTGAACCGCCATGATCGTCAGAGCGTCAACAGCGCTTGGCAGCAGCTGAGCCCAGCTGAACGCGGCGCCTTGCACCTCTGCCGGCTATTCGATGGAACCGTCATCCTCGACCCAGAAGGGCCTCTCCCCGAAGCCTGTCCCGACCGAACTGAGCGAGCTGACGAGGATCCGTGAGCACCTTGCCGCTCTCCTCGTTCACGCTCAGGGGCAAAGCGAGCAGCAGCGGCAGATCAGCCAGAGCTTGAGCGAGGTTGCCCGACTGCTCGAAGGATTCACGTCGGGCGGCTCCTCGTTCCAGGCCTACCAGGTCAGCCCCTTGGTCCTGGTCTATGCCGCCATCTTGGGTCCGATCCTTGGCGATCGGATCGATGGCACCCTTCCCAAAGAGGGCGACTACCTCGATGAGATGACCAAGGGCGCGGCTGTCATGGCTCGCCAGCTTTTGCGCACTCTCGACGCCTACCAAGGCGAGCGGGGCGTCATTGACTACCTCGAAGCGAATTGCGGCGACATCAAGCCGCCTGACCAGGCAAGCGCTAGCGGCTGATTGCGATCGCTTCTGCTGACTGCAGCCTCCTTCGCGGGAGGCTTCCAATTTCGCGTCTCTCCAGACTCGCTACATTCTCCGAAAGAGGAGGTGGAGGTGACGCGGCCGACCCGGTTCGAAATTGATGGTGTCCGTCACTACCGAACCGGCGACCAGCCCGATCGCTTCTACCCTTCTGTCACTGCAATCCTTGGCAAGACCGCCAGCGCCAAGTCCAAGCAGACTCTCGAGCAGTGGAATCTCAAGAACCCCGGCGGGAATGTCGCTGCAGCCCAGCGCGGATCAATCATCCATAAGGCCTGCGAAGACTACCTGCGGGGCAAGGCCGTCGACGTCCCTCCCCATCTCCTTCCCTACTGGGATGGCGTCGCTCCCCATCTCGACGCCTTCGATCATTTCATCTGGTCGGAGAAGCCTCTGCACCCCAACTGGGCCTTTTGCACTGGAGATGACGGCATTTCGCGTATCTGGTCCCACAAGCACGGCTTCTGCGGTTGCCCGGACATCGTCGGCGTCCGCCGGGGCATCGTCACCCTTTCTGACGTCAAGTCGAGCAACGGTCGCTACTGCCGCTACTTCCCTAAGGGCGACCTGAGCCGCGAGTTCTACGGCGGCTGGATGAAATTCAACAAGTGCGCTCTCCAGCTGGGCGCCTACGCCATTGCCTTGGAAGAGACCCTCGGGATCTCGGTTGAGATGGCTCAGATCCTGGTTACAACTCCTGAAACCACTCAGTCCTTCCTGCTTCGCGGCCACGAGTTGCACTCCTGGCGCTACAAGTGGCTGCAACGTGTCGCCGACTACTACCGCCTGGTCGCCCTCGAGGACGAGCTTGCTGCCCTGCCGAGTGCCCAAGCGAGCGAAGTGGAGACGTCTTCTAGCATGAGCGAGAAGCTCTTGATCGCCGCATGAACAACCCGCAGCAAGGCGGTACCCCTGACGATCGTCAGCGCGTCCTCAGCAAGCACAAGAACCGCGCGAAGCAAATGGTCCGCCGCGGCAAGGACGGACAGCCAGCTGATCAGCAGCAAGGCGACTCCAACCTCCAGGCCGGCTATCGTCCCGGGCAGCGACCCAACCAGCGGTCCATGCCGCAGGGGCAGCAGCAGCCTGCTCAGGGGCGCTGAGTCATGAACACGCGTTTTGCGGGCAGCGATTCAGACCTGCACGCATTGGCTATCAACACTCTCGCTCAGCTGGGGCTGGGGGCTACTGGCCTCTACGGCACCGCCGCAGGCGGGATCCCGGCCGTCATGATGATGCGGGATCAGGAGCAACCGCAACACTCATGACCCGTTTTGCTGGTGAGCGCATGCACAGAGCTATGTCGCAGGGCGGCACGAAGGGATCCTTCACCGCCTCTGCCACCAAGGCCGGCATGGACGTGCAGGACTACGCCCGGCACGTCCTGGCTCACAAGGACGAGCACAGCCCTGGCCTGGTCAAGAAGGCCAACTTTGCCCGCAACGCCAGCAAGTGGGGCTAGGAGTTGCTGGCGCCTGCCACGGCTTGCAATCCGCCCGCCGTTCCTGTAGAACACCTCTGCATCTCAAGCCGTTTCATGGACGGCCCCAGGAACTCCTCTCGCTCATTCGGCCTTGAACCCGAGGTTGTCTCCACCGGCATTCTCGTCCTCATCCTTGTCGTAGTCCTCGGTGCCGGCGCCTACGGCTGGGCCCGCAACATCGGCAAACTCATGAACAACAGCTGCGGCCAGGGCAACTACGGCTGCCTGATCGTCCGCGGCGCTGGCATCCCCATCGTGCCGGTTGGTGCCGTTGCTGGTTACTTCTGATCGCCAGGCAGCCGCTCAACCCCCGTCCGCGGGGGCGGGGGATTCCAGCCATTTCCTGATCACTCCCTCCCTGGTGGCGCAGTGGAACGGCTGCTCTGTGTACCACTGCCAGACATCGCAGTGGTTCTTCGAGACGTTGCATGGAGCGCAGGCTGGTACCAGGTTCCCCTTCTGCGTTGCCCCGCCCTTGGCCTTCGGAATCACATGGTCAAGGGTCACCTTCTCGGGCTGGCAGCCGCAGTAGGCGCAGCACCCGTCCCAGGCGTTGATGATCTCTCGCCTGAAACTGTTCTTGGTGACACGTTTTGAGACCAGCTCCGACCCTTCGATTCTGTGCGACACAGGCTTCGGTCTCGCTGGTTGTCAGGCGCCAGCCCAGGCTAACGAGAGCAGCTCAAGCTTTTAGCTCAGCAGGCGACGGCGCATCAGCTCGTTTCGCAGCGCAGCTGACGCCGTAGGGGCTTGTCCCCGCAGAGCCTCCATGGCGTGAGGGTTTGCACCTCCTTCGCCCAGGTAGGCGCGCTGAATTGGTTGATCGTGGAATTGCCGGACCCTGCCGACACTGACCGGATCCGGCATTGCCTCTTGTCCGGCGATGGTCAGCAGTGGCTGTGCTACCCAGTCGTTGGCGCGGCCGGGCTTACCTGAAATTCGACTCGAGAAACGGGGGCCACCCATCTGTAGACCTTCAACTTCCCAGGCTCTGGGGTCCTGTGCGATGCGAATGTAGTCGCCGTCAACCTTCATCTCTTCAGCCTCTGGCCCATACTCCGCCGGTGTTTGGCGCCTCCCAAGTTCCCAGGCCCGGAACCCGCCCGGAGTCTGGTATAGCTGAAGAATTGAGTCGGGATGCTTCTCGACGTGACCGCGCGCCAACTCCTCGACGTCGCCCAGGTGCCGCACGGTCACATTGCTCGCAGCGTGATAGTCGGATGGAATATCCCAGTCCGCCATCGGCGTGTCATCAAAGCTGATGAACTCAACCCTCCCACCACGTCCTCCGCCAACACGTGCTGGGACGAGCTGAGACTTGTACTGCACGCCAGGGGCGACTGGATACATCCGTCCCTGTTCCTTTTGGAAGCCCGAGAAATTAGGCTTAATAGCACCGCCTGGACCAAGTAATGCGGTGAGCAGTTCATTTACCCTGCTCCCGGCCATCAATCGGCTGGTCAGTAAGTCTGCAGCGGCAGCGCCCCGATCCAGTGGGCGGAACCTCCGCTCCGCCGCAGCAGCGTCGATCGCCTGAGCAACTGCAAGGTATCGAGGATCTGACTGCTCAGCAGCTGCAGCGATCGGATCAAGCACCCTCGGGCCGGCCGGCTCAAAGAACGCGCTTTGAAGCTCCAGCTGCGGGACCTTGCCAGCACTGGGCGAAAGGATTGCTGCCAGCAATTCAAGATTGCTCAGCTGGGGCAACGGCTTTGCGGTACCGGCGTTCATAGCGCTTCAGGGCGAGGCCAGCGAGTCGGTCGTAGCGGATGCTGGCAGCTTTCTCCCCGTGCACTGCGGTACCCATCGCGCAATCCCGCAGGAAATAGAACAGCGTGATGGCTTCGCGTGCCAGGGCAGTCGGCGTGGCGGACACGGTCATGCTAGGGAAACTTGGGCGGCAAACTCTACTTTGTCCGGCTGCCGCTCAGGCACTCAGCCACTGCTCCGCGGCAGCACGAATCGCGGGGTCCGCCAGGTTCCGTACCGGGATCCCGTAGCCCTCGGCGGTGCGGATGGCGTGGCCAGTGCCACCAATGGCTTGCGCGCCCGGTGACCAGACCACGAGCTTCTCTCGAGGTGCATCAAGCCTGGGCCCCAGCAGCACCATCACGTTGCGGGCGTTGTAGTTCCGTCCGCCCGGGCGGTACGGGTCTTCGTACTGCCTGGCGATCGCGTGAGCCTGCTGCCAAGTTGGAAGCTGACTGGCGTCGAAGACGCGTCCCCCGGCGTACTGAGGATCCGGCCCGCGGGGATCACTGGGACCAGGCAGAAGGATCGACAGCGCCTCTGGATTGCTCACCAGCCGCGATGCAGCGCGATCTGCGCCAGGGGCTCCGCCATGGACGATGCGTCCGCCGCTCTCGGCATGCTTCTTGCCGATCTGGGAGATCAGCTCAAGCACGTCCGGCGGAGTAGCTCTTGCCCCGCCAAAGGCCCAGATCGGCCCGGTCGGCGTTGCAGTCGCGGCGATCAAGGCGTCTCCGGCCATGCGCGGGGTTGCAATCACGCCCTGGCTTGGCAGTTGGTACAGCAGCTGCTCCATCCGACCGTTGTCCAGGCCGTTCTGGCTCATGTACCAGCGCAGGAACTCCGGTGTCCAGCGCTCGGTTCTGGACAATTCCTCCGCCATCGAGGGATCGACCATGCGCTTGCCGGTCACGATCACCGGCTGGCGGCGGCCATCGTTATCCGTGAACAGCACGTTGGCGCCAGGCTCGAGGCCTCGGCTCAACCCTTTACGCAGTGTCGATGTGCGCAGGCCCTGAATGATGGCGTCCATCGTGGTCGCCGGCGTGCCTGGCGTGCCATAGAACTTCCAGCCATCTGGCCCCTGCCGGGTGTACTTGAAGTTCATGGGCATCTGAAGCGTCATGTTGCCCCCTCACCGTTTGCTCGATTCTTCATGGGTCTCACCAGCTCCAGTGGCAACTCCAGTACCCCGGTGTGGTCTTGTCGTTCTTCTCGCTGCAGTTGTGGCGGGCCTTGAAATTCGCCCTACGGCCCTCATCGCCATGGCCGCCCCTGCCGTGCGGGCCGTTGCGGTAGTTCTCCATCGACGGATCCCCGAAGCGCACGATCTTTGGATCACCGTCGTTGTCCTTGACCAGCACGGCGAACTTCTTGTTCTCGCCAGGCGTGCGCTTGGGCTGGTTATAGCCCTGAAAGATTTCGCCGGCGTAGCGAATGGCAGCCATTAACCGCGCCCCTTCTTCACTGGCACGCAATTCGGCACTTGGCGGCCGTCCTTGATCTTCGTGCCGATGGCTTCGTAGCCCTTCCAGCAGGCGGCGGCGAGCTTGTCTCCGGCTTTGCGGATGGCCATCACCCTGCCCCCCGCGACACCTGCCGCTCCAGCTCTTCAATGCGCCGATCCTTCGGCGACTGCATGCCCAAGGCGCTGGCTAAGACACTCCCCGCGGCTAAACCGCCAAGAACGCCGATCTCATCGCCAAAGACACGGCCAATGGCTCGACCGACGTGCCGGCCCGTCACAGGCTTAGCTTTGCCCCGCAGGCTCTCCATCATTTCGGCCGGATCAATGCCTAATACCTGCCTGAACTTTTGCCCTTTTTTGGGGTCACGGATGCTGGCCTTCCTCCATTCCTCGCTGGCGCGACCGAGACCCTCGTCGATCGACCCAGCTGCTGCTTTGCTGATTGCGTTTTCAACAGGTTCGTACTCCTTGAGCAGCTGGTCCAGCAAGCGCTGCCGCATCTCCGGGTCTAGCCCTTCTGCCATCTTCAGCGTTTGGTGAACGACACGTCCGTTCTCAACCGACGGGCGCATCCGATTGAACATCTCCGCTGTGATTCCATGCTTTCTGGCGAAAGCGGCTGGATCGGCAGCGGCCTCACGGGCCATCTGCGCAGACCGATCCTTGATCAGCGATTCTTCGATGACCCCCTTGACCTGTCGCAGCTGATCCCCCATCCCCTCTGCCATCGTTTCGGAGCCCAGCGTCCGGGCCAAGGTCGCCACCATGCCGTCCTGGTCCTTCAGCGCACCCTCGTGCAGCTTGTCTCCAGCCCAGGCGCCCACCTTCCGACCGGCCATGCCGAAACCGATGCCGCCGGCGATAGCCGCGGCGGTTTGCAATGCCGTCTGTCCTGCCGACTGGTCAGCTGCCAATCCAGGCAGGCCGGCTAGCAGGCCGCCAACAACGCCCTCTCCGACCTCCTCTCCCAGAGGATCAGTCAGTAGCCAGTTGATCAGGCCGGCTCCGGCCATTCGATTTCCTTCGCTCATCTCGATGCCTCCTGTGTGTCTCTGCCGGGCGTCAGCAGCGCAATCCCAGTGCCGGCGCCCAGGGCCCCCAGCAGCGCAGCCCCTGCCATGCGGCGTGGGTCGTGGTTGTCGTACAGGGCCTGCATCGTCTTGAGCAGCTCATCGTTGATCTCCCTGTTCACTTCGGACGCCCTGGCGATCGCTTCGAGCTCCTCGGGAGTGAAGGGCCGCCCTTGCGGATGCCCCAGCTTCTTGGTGATCTGCCGCTGCGCCTCCTCGGTGGGTGCGTCGCGGAAGAACATCGGGAAGTCTTCGATGTCCGTCATCACGGCATTGCGGACCTGCTCGCCGATCGTCCTCGCGGTCCCGCCCTCCAGCGCATCAGCAACCGAACGCCTGAACATCCCAGCAGTCAGACCGTCAGCTGAGTCTAGCGATGGTTGCCTGGCCAATAAAAAAGGCGGACCTTTCTCAAGGGTCCGCCCTGTCCTCTCTGTTGGTCGGTACTGGCTACCGGACCTTGCTCAAGGTACCACATCGACTCACTCCACGGCGCTGCGCGTGCTGAAGGCTTCCCGAACCGCCTCCTCGTCCAAGTTGACCGCAACACTGAAGGCTTCCACCAGTTCATCACTGAAGACCCCCTCTGCCACCAAGGCTTCCAGGGCTTCATCGGTCAAGCCCATGCGCTGCCGCAACGCCGGTGAGACCTTGGCATGCTCCAGCTCCTCGAGCGGCCAGGTGTAGCGTGCAGGCATTGAGGCGACCCCAGCCTCCGCCGAACCAGCGCAGCCAACCGCTCGCTTGCCCAGGTCGCTCATCGCTTCCAGGATCGGCGCCAGGTGCTCGACGCCTGCATCAGAACGCAACCAGGACGCAACCTCACCAAAGCTCAGGGCATTGCGAAACTCTCCGGTTTCGTAAAAACAGACCAAAGCATCCAGCGTGATCCCCAGCAAGCGCGCTAGCTGACGGTTGATCCCAGTCGCCACCTTGAGCGGCTGCACGCGATGGCGAAAGTACTTCTGAGTCGTGCCAATAGTGATGCCCAGCTCAGTCGCTAGCCTGCGCTCACTGAGCCGGTTGCGGATCATCGCCTGCCGAAGCGCTTGGGCGAAGCGCTCGACCTGAGCAGCCTCTTGGGCTGTTGCCGCTTCAAGCGGGTTGGTAGCTCCGGCCTTGTCTTCCAAGACGCTTCTCCTTGACGCAATGAATTGTACCAAGACATTCAATAGCGCTCGACCTGTCATACAACCGGTAGCCGCGTATTTGCTGCACGCTCCATTTCTTGACATCGTGCAACTTTCTCTTATTTCTCATCTGTGTCTTAACTTTGAATACTGGTTGGCGCATTTGCCCGGCCTCCGCCATACTGCTGCACGCCGCAGCAATCGCTTCGCATGACACCGAGACCATCCCATCCGCCCCGCAGGCTTTCGAGCCACGGGCCTTCCGGCAAAAACGCCTCCCCTGAGATCTCCAGGACCTACGCCGCCTGGCTCAGGATCCAGCGCCTGCGCCGCCGAGGGGCGCCCGATATCGCTCCTCGCTGGTTCCGCTGCTTTGACAATTTCCTCGAAGACGTCGGCTCCCGCCCCAAGGGGTGCCAGCCGTCGCGGCCGAGACCCGACCTCCCCTACGGGCCCGACAACTTTGCCTGGGTCGCACGCAGGGGCGGCGGTCGCGTCCCTGAGGTGATTGCCCACGCCGGCGAAGCTCGCACGATCCGCGAATGGGCCGCTCACGCAGGCGTCAAGGAGATCACTCTTCGGGATCGCCTGAAGCGAGGCCTCTCCTTCGATCTGGCCATCCAGCCCACCGACTACAGGCGATCCGCCCGATGAAAGCACGAGCCCTGGCTGTTTCGCTCAACACCCGCATCCACGACAAACCCTCTGCCTGGAGGGAGGAGTACGCCGACAACTGGCAGTCCGTCGAGGTTCAGCTCGAAGGACTGCGGGATGCGATCTGCCTGGGCTACGCCTTCATCGCCGCGGCGATGCGCTCCCCCCATCGGAGCAGTGCCGCCTTCCTCCACGCCGATCTGGCCGTTGTCGACATCGACCACGGCCTTGATCTGGAGGCTTTCCGCCAGCACCCTCTGGCCCGGCATGCCTGTCTGACCTACACCAGCTGCAGCCACCAGGACGAGCCAGGCAAGCACCGCTTCAGGGTCATCTTCCGCTTGCCAGAGCGGATCAGCGATCCCGAGCTCTACAAGGCCGTCGTCACTGCCTTGATCAAGGCGTTGGGCGGCGACAAGAGCTGCAGCGACCCCTGCCGCCTCTATTACGGCAACAGCCGCTGCCAGTACTGGCTGGGCGCTCCTGACGCTTGTCTCCCTGAGAGCTTCGTTGCCGATGCCCGCAAGGAGCAGCTGCGCCAGCGCACCAGCATCGAGGAGCGCTCCGAGGACTACGACGAGACCTCGATCGGCCAGGCGATTCACGTCTTCGAGCACGTTCTGGTACCCACGGCTGACGGCGAGCGCGACTTGTTCGTGCGAATCACCGCAGCCGCAGCCTCCGCCGGCGATGCCCTCTTCCCGGCCTGGTCCGACTGGGCCAGCAAGGGGCACCACGGCAGCGGCAAGAACCGCAAGCAAACAACCGAGCGCTTCTTCCGCGGCTTCTCGGGGCGCTCGTCCCTGGGAACCCTCTTCTTCCTTGCCTCCCAGCAGGATCCCGACTGGCGGGACTCCCTTCCCGATGAGCTCCGCTCCACGGGCCACTTCGATTCCAAGCTGCCGCCTGGGTATCGCCACGAGGACTTCCTCGGCTACGACGATCCCGAATACAGCACGGCCAAGCCCAGCAAGTACCGCACGCCCTCAATCCTCGAGTGGGCTGCAGCCCAAGAAGCGCAGGCCGAGCAGGCGCCGGCGGCCGTTGCCGAACCAGCCGCCCAGCCAGCTGTCGGAGGCGACGACGACGCCCTACCCCCAATGCCGCCGCACGTCGCGGCCCTGATGGCGGAGGCCGTCCCCGATGACGGCGACGTCGATCCTGAGTTCATGGGCAGCCCGGATGACCTGCTGATCCCCCTGGTCAGCGGCGAAACTCCACTGCCGCCTGAGCCACCCGGGAAGCGAGGACGCGGCCGCAAAGGCAAGGCTTCGTTCTCCGGCGGCGGCGGCGAGGTCGCCAAGATCCTCGCCAAAGTCAAGTCCCTCTACCCCGGACTGCGGCTCAACAAGCTCACCCAGGATCTCGAATGCGGCCCAATGGACGACCCGACCGTCATCGACGACGCCGACAAGGCCTACCTGTTGATTTCCGCCTCAGAAGACAAACCCTTTGCTAAGACCCACGTGTACGACACCGTTCACCTCTCTGCTCAGCGCAACGGCTACAACCCGGTTCACCGCTTCCTCGACGAGTGCGCCAAGCACGAGCCGATCGACTACTTCGACACCCTCGCCACGACACTGCTCGGCGTGCCAGGGGAGGGGCCCGACAACCCGCGGATGCCCTGCGGACGTCTACTGGCTGATCTGATCCTGCGCCGCTTCCTGATCGCCGCTGTCGCCCGCGCCCGGCAGCCCGGCTGCTCGATGGGTTGGATGCCCATCCTGATCGGCCCGCAGAACGTCGGCAAGACCAACTTCTTCCAGTACCTCACGCCGCCCAACCCGCTGAGCAACAACTACACCTGGTGCCCAACGATCCAGCAGGGCATCTCCTACCTCAAGGAGAAACCCCATGCCCTGCATGCCGGCTGGATCGTCAACCTCGATGAGGTCGAGCGCTTCTTCCGTCGTCAGTACACCGAGGAGTTCAAGAACCTCGTCACCGTCTCCGTCGATCGCTCCGCCCGCAAGTGGGAGAACGAGCGCCTTTTCCAGCGGGCCTTCGTTCTGGTCGGCTGCAGCAACAACAAGGACTTCATGGTCGATCCCACCGGTAATCGCCGCTTCCTGCCAGTCACGGTGCACGGAGTCGCGCCCAGCCCCCAGGACCCGAGCGTCAAGATCATCGACCTTGATCGCGTCAAGGCCGATCGCATGAACATCTGGGCCGCCGCCCAGCAGGCCTACCTCGATGAGCCGCTCTACGAGTTCTCCTCCTACGAGATCAGTCTGATCAGCGATTTCCTCAACAGCCACACCATCGACAGCCCCATCACGGGCGCCCTCCAAGCCGCCCTCTCGCGCAACGCTTCGTTCGTCCAGGACGGTCAGCCCTTCTACCTGCTGAGCGACATTTTCAAGTGGCTGGAGATTTCAATCGACCCTCGCAACGGCTCCAACAACGGCATCACCGACGAGCTCAAGCGCTTGGGCTTTGATTGCAAGCGCGTCAGGAGGTACGGCAAGCAAGTCCGCGCCTGGTTTGCTGTCAGCCCACCCAGGCCCGCCGATGGCATCGACATCCCTCTGGACTGGGGCACTTGATTTCAAGCCGGCAATTCCGGATCACCAAAGGTCAGTGGATCGCCGCCAATCGTTGGCGGCCCACTGACGTGGCCTATCACCCAGCGCGTTGCCGCTTTCTGGCAATGCCAGGCCTGCACCAACTGCTTGGTCAAGCGGCGCAGAGCCTCGATGTCGCTGGTTGCGTCGATCACCCGGTTCATCCGTTCGACCTCAAACTGCTGCCCAACCGTCAGGGCCAGAGGTTCAGACATGGCGCGCAACCGAGGACCAGTGCACGCCAAGGCTACCGGCGCGGAGCGACTCACCCTTCCCCCTGCTGCCTTTCACTGAGACTCACTGGACTCTTTCTGGCCGCTCCGTCGTGCACCCATCCATGAGACTCACTGGACGCGCCATGCAACATGTCATGCCATCCAGCCCGTAAGACACAGCAGACACCTTGTTGGATAGATCAGTGTCCTTTATCGGGTTCGGGTCCAATCCGCGGGACTTGCGCGACACGCGCCTGGAATGGCCCGACTTGGCCGCACGATGTGACATCGCCGCCGCTCCCTCATTCCCCAGTTGTACCAGCACTTTTTGGCAGGTGTGACACCTGTGACATCGTTCCTCCTATTCCTTGCCGGATAAAAGCCGCCTTCCCTTTCCCTCCCCTCCCTCAAGGCCCTTCGCCCGTGACATCGCTCAACATGTCTCATCTTGCGTCTCAAGTCGTCCCATTCCCACTTGCTAGTCTCTGACTGGGTTCTGGGGCATTCCCAGAGGAGGGAGATTTTTCTGGGAAAGAATAGGAATGACGATGTCACCGATGTCACACCCTTCGCCAATCCAAGTCGTCGCAACGGGTTTCGGCGATTTCGCCGATGTCACACTTCGCGCCCTCCCAAGGTCCGCGCCGAAAGCTTTCGAGACGCATGACAGGGCTTGCAACACCCAGTACGATCCAGCCGTTCCCGGTCGTGCCACATGTCCTCCTCCTGGGCCCCGCCCACTCACTCCCCCTGGCTGCCTGACCTCCCTGGAAGCGAAGTCCCCGCCAGCCTTCACCCGCTGGATCACGTAGACCGCGAGACGATCTACGGCCTCCTCACTGCTACCGAGCCGTCCGATACCGATCTCGTTCACGCCGCGCGATTGATCACGCGCTACCGCGACTCGCTGCTTTCGAGTGACCTGCGGACTCTCCTGGGCCGCGTGCTCAGGAACTGGTCGATAACCAACGAGGAACTCTTCTGCATGACCCGCGCCATCTGGAGATCTGGCGGCCCTGCACAGCTTGTGCCTCAGGACGACACGGTTGGATCCGGCGCTGACGTGGAGGCCTGAGCATGGATTCCCCCATCGTCATCGGCATTGCCGCTTCTCGCGCCGGCTCCGGCAAGACCACCGTGGCCCAGGCACTGGTCAACAACGCCGGCTTTGTGCGGCTGCCCATGGCCGAGCCACTCAAGCGCATCGGTACCGTCATCCTCCGCGAAGCCGGCGTCAGCGAACTGGATGCTCGGCGCTTTCTCTATCACGATCGCGCCGTCGTCATCCCCCAGGTCGGCGTCAGCGGTCGCCATCTGCTGCAGACCCTGGGCACTGACTGGGGCCGACGCCTGATCTCGCCGCACCTGTGGACCGCGATCTGGGAGCAAAGTCTCCAGGAGCTATGCCGCGCCGCGGCCGATGGCTCCGCCCGCGAAGTCCGCGTCGTTGTCGACGACGTTCGCTTCCCAGGCGAGGCTGAAGTCATCCGCAAGGTGGGCGGCGTCCTCTGGATGATCGAGCGGCCGCGCACCCGCGAAGAGGGGCGACGCGAACTCAGCCGCCGGTTCAGCCCTGCTCGCTTGCTGCGCTCGCCGAAGCAGTTGCTGCCCTGGAAGCTTTTTGCGCCGCTACATCCATCGGAAGGTGGCATGAACAGCTACCGCCCTTTCCAGGCCCGGCTGCGCAATGACGGCACGATCCATGACCTTCTGGAGCAGGTCTGGGAGCAGGCCCAGCGCCTTGGCATTCGTCCGACGGGCTTGGGCCCGTTCGACTCGGTGCCCGCTGAACAGTCCTCCGACTGTTCCCTCCTGCCGCACGGCACCTGCTCGGTTGTTCCGTTTCGACGGCCCGATGGTCCTGCCTGAGCCATGGACTCCACCGAAAACGTCGCTCCGTTCCCTGCGCCTCCCAGCGACGGCGAGTTGCTGATCTGGATGCGTGTTGCCTGGCTGGCCTCTGGCGCCCTGGATCGTTCCAGCCGTGCCACTGGCGTGGCGGCTTTGCGCCGCTTCCCGGTTGGCTTTGACCGGGTTATCGCTGTTGCCGGCTCTCAAGGCGACGACAAGGGCGCCATCCGCGTCTTGATTGCTCAAGCAGCCAGGAACGGCATCTCCCTTCTTGACGCGACCTGCTTCCTGTTCCCAGGCCTGGGCGACAAGGAAGACTTCCAGTCGTTACTGGATTGCGGAGTTGCTCACGTCGTTGTCCCCAACCTTCCGATCCCCAAGCGACTGAAGGACGACGACCACGCCTGCCGCTGGGCGGCTTCTTCTATTGGCGTCGAAATCCAGTCGATTGATCTCGACGCGATCTTCTCGCCCCTCCTTGACCTCCATGGCTGAAGACTCCGCCCCTATGGCTGCGTTCCGCGTTGGCGCCCGCGTCCGGCGAATGCAACGCATTGGGCTTGTCCTCGAGGTCCCCTCACGGCAAGAGATCACCCGAAGCAAACGACCGGCCTGGGTCGAGGTCATGCCCGAGGGTTCTTCTACCAGCCGGACCGAGTTCTGGCCGGTCGCTGAGATTTCTCTGCTACCGCAAGCCGAGCAACTGCCAGCCATTGGCGGCTCTTTTGAGGCACCTAAAGGCTATCCACTGGTCACCCGCAATCCCTGAAACAACTCTCCCCCTCCCAATGTCTCAAGCACTTGCACATTCCTTGGCAGCGTTTACCGCTGACCCCGCTCCTGCCCCCGATCAATTCCGTCTTCGCGACATCTGGCGCTGCCCGGACGGCAAATTGCATTCCGTCAGTCATACACGCCTGGCTCCTTCCGGTCAGTTCGTAGCTCTCTCCCCAATCGGACTGGGCACGCGCAAGTACCTCCGAGCTCGAGAGGTCCCTTCTGGCTGGCAGCGCCGGACTTGGGGAGGTGCGGCGTAACGACTTGAGCCCTGCTTTCTTTTCTGACACTCCTTTGAGGACACACTGAAATGCTCTTTGCTCTCCCTCTTGCCCTGTTCCTGGACCTACCAACAACCAGCGCGGTGGGTTCGACCGTGTGTGCGGACACCTGGAATACGCCAAGCTGTTGGGTCGTCCCACCGACACCTGGGGCTCCTGGCCCTGCTCCGCTGCTGGGTGTGGCCGCAGGCTTCCATTGGAGCCGCCAGCTACGCAAGCGCGTCGGCGCTAACACTCATCAGAGGTCGAAATGACTACTTCTTCTACCCCGGAAACACCCAAGATCGAACCGATCCCGCCGGAGGGATTGGCTTGGCTTCAGCAAAGCGCTCGCGTTCACGGAGCGACGTATTCCCAGGTGTTGTTGCACGTTTTAGAGCGGATTGAGCTGCTGGATCAGGACTCAATCGAGCAATCCCAGAGCAACAGGTTCTGTTTTGAGGCTGTCATCAAGCGCCTGGAGAAGCTGGAGGCTGCGCAGCAGCACGACACTCTCTTGATTGGCGGTCCCCAGGACAAGCTGGACCGGCTGATTGAGCAGGATTGCGAAGACGACGACAAACCCCAGACGCTCCACACCATCGCCCTGAAGATGGTGGATACCCTTGAGCAACTCCAGGTGTTGCCCGAGATACTGGACACCCTGCGCCGGGCGATCCGGGAGCCGATGGAGCAGCCCACCCCTGAGGCCGCCCCGGTGGTCACGGATGATGGACTGGTGCGCTGCTATGCACAGACGGTCGAAGATGCTCTTAAAGCTGGCCACGGCATCAATGGCGCGGCTGCCGCTGGCCTTCGCGCCATCTACAACCTCGGCCGCCAGCACGGCGCAGTCCCTGCCCCGGTCGCCACAAATGAGCAAATGCGGGAAGAATGGGCCAGGATCTGCGCCATGGGGAAGGAAACCGCAGCCGCCCCGCCCGCGCCGCCGCCTCAATCGTCAAGCGGATGGATCGGGCCTGGTGCGTTGCCCTGGCGACCGCTATTGCCGAGCGGTTGCGGGATGGGACCAATCCACCCTCAGCCCACTCCTAACCCTGGGCCTGTCCCGCCACCACGGCAGCGCTGTAAGCCCCACGATCGCACCCACCCACCCCATGCCTAAATCACCACCCCCCGAAACCCTGGCCTGGCTCCACCAGGCCGCCCGCATCGATGGCGCCACCTATGCCCAGGTGCTGCTGATCATTCTTGAACGGCTGGAGCTGCTGGAGGATGCGTTGCAGCAGTCAACTGTCAAGGAATCCTTGACAGTTGGTCCCACCCTCGAGGCCGCCCTGGTGGTCACGGATGAGGAGCTGCTGGCCATGCGTTCGTGGTCAAGCCACCGGCCCATATTCGACAGCGAGCTTGTGGAGTTTGGCCGCTCCTGCTACGACCTCGGCCGCAAGCACGGCGCCGCCCAGCCCCCAGCCGCCCAGCCCGCCCCGGTGGTCGCACTAGGCGATGCACTGATCAAGGCTGAGTGCGCCCTGTCGGACATTGCCGAAGGAGAGCCCAACACCGACGAGGGTGATCCACTGCAATGGGCCGAACAGCGCTGCGTCAAGGCCTTGCGCGCTATCAGGCCAGTGATGCAGCAGCACAAAATCCGCACCTCTGAATACCCCCCAGCCGCCCAGCCCGCCCCGCCCGCCGCGCCTGCCGGGGGATTGGTGGAGAGGGTGGTAAAGGTCGTTGCCGACACCACCGGTGCTGAGCTGTGGTACATGGATCTACGGGCTAAAGACAGTGCCCGCGCCGCGATCCGCGAGGTGGCGTACTTCCTGGGAGATCTGGGATACCGGGCCGCCAAGGCGGACCTGCTTGAGCAGGTGGCCGACCGTGGCTGAGCCCCTTTCCCCCGCCGCGCAGGCAGTGCTGGATGCCGCCTACGCCCTGCCGATCAGGAATGGGCAGCCGAGCATTGCCGCCGCCTTTCGTGCTATTGCCAAAAATTGGGCGGCTGAAATACAGCAGCAACCAAGGAATGAGTTCATTAGCGGTATTAAAAACTGCATCGACGCATTGAACGAACTTGCTAATGATTTAGAGGTTTCAATGACTAAATCTAAACTAGAACCTAAAAGGTTTGATATTAAGAGCTTGCTCAAAGATCCTGTCACAGGAAAGGAGCTTACGGATGGCGCCGTTGATTTTATCTGCAAAGTGGAGGGCATTCGTGACTGAACTTTCCCCCGCCGCGCAGGCCCTGATCTATGCCGGTGTGATGGCGGATTGCGCCCTCAACCTTGTTGGCGGGCGGGGCTTAAACGGCATGAGCCCAGCAGCACACCCAGACGACTTCTCCGATTGCATCAAACGTTTGCGAATTGCGGTTGAGAAGTACAATCAGCACATCTTGTCAATGAACAACAATGGCTAAGCCCCTCTCTCCCGCCGCGCAGGCGGTGTTGGATGCTGCCCGCAGACAACTCGACATTGAGTGGCGCTTTGCAGATGCTGTTGCCGCTGCTGTCCTTTGCGCCGCTGCGGATCAGGTGGTGCCGGAAAGCCGGTTTGGGCCACCAGAGAACGCTGCTGCGGCGCAGCGCGAGATCACGCGATCCGAACTCCTTGCCATCGCCGCCGAGCTGGAGGGGAACGCTGCTGAGCCAGCCGACCTGAGCCACCTCAGCGATGAGCAGTTCTTCGACCTGTGCCCTCAGGGGCACCACGCGCCCGGGGAGTGATGGTTTCGCTTCCGTGCCCTTTGACGCCCTGCTTGGGCCCGTCCATGGCGCAACCGTTCACTGGGCGCAAGGCGCTCCATGAATCGCTTTTACAGTGGATGGCAGATCACTAGAGCGACGCGTGGACAGTCAACAGTTGGCGATTGCTCAGGCCCCCCGCGACGATGGCGCGTTGAGCGGGGCCGGGGAACTGGCCGTTGCGGCGCTCCTCCTGCGCGGGGTTGCCCTGGCGCCCGCCCTGGCGCGCAGGCGGATGAAATACACGGCAGAGCCAACCGAGCAAGAACGACAGGCTTGGCAAGCCAATACGGCAATCGCCAAGAAAATATGGGATGACAAGTATGCCCCTCCCAAGCAAGAACAAAAACCGGTCACTCGCACGGTCAGGGATCCAGAAGGTAATTATCACGAATACGAGGATCCCGACGAATTTGAATTTTTGCCTCAGCAAGGGATCAGGATTCGTCAACCCAACAACAGCGTCCTTAGTGCTGAAAGGTATCGAAATTTCCTCAGGAGGACCAGCCAGGGGCCGGAAGTTGCTGTACAGATCCAAGCGGATCCAGCCACGTTGGCCCATGAAATGGGACATGCTGAGATGTACGCAAGGGCAAACCAGATCAACGGCACTGCTTCCGACTTGATCAGCCGCCTACAGGAGAACAAGGTCGACTGGCTTCCGTCGATTCGGGCCATGGCCTCCGGGAAGACCGACGGCGATTGGAAGCGATCCCTTTTCCCCGTTGCAGGCGCCTTGGCGGGGCTTGGAGCAGGCGCGCTTCTAGGAGACGACGGCGCTGCGGTCGGCGGCCTGGTTGGGGCGGCGACAGGTCTTCCTTTGCTTGCCGTAGAAGCGGAAGCCTGGCGCCGTGGTTCTGAGTACGCCAAGGCCATGGGCGTCAGTAGGCGAAGGTACGCGGCTCAGGCGATCATTCCCTTGCTCTCCTACGCAGCTCTGCCCCTCTCGAGCGCCGCTCTTGGTGCTGCGTCAGCGGACCTGTCTAGCGACCTTTTCCGGGGCCAGCTGGGATAGCAGCCGCCTCGGGTTTTCTTCAGGCGAAATCACCAATGGCCCAATGGCCGATCCCACAAGACCTGCACAGCCGCGTCACTCAGGGACCACTGTGTCCGTTCACTGAGCACTCCTATGGCAGTCTCGACGGCCAGATCCCCCGCTACGACGACAGCCATGCCTGTGTCCGCTGCATCGGAGCCTTGACCGAGGGCCGTCTTGAGCTAAGCATCAACCGGATTCACAAGACGCATCGACGCAAGTTTCTTGAGTTCTGGTCTTTTGTTGCGATTGCCAGTCCGGATGAGTGCTGGGACTGGCAAGGGCACGTCTATGGCGACGGCTCGTCGAGTTACTTCCCTTTCCGTCGGCATTGGGGCAGCGGCCGCCAGTACTCCGCTCCGCGGATTGCTACTTGGTTCACCTGGGGCGACATTGGTCGACTGCCTATCACCCATGCCTGCGGCAACATTTTTTGCTGCAACCCGTTACATATCAGGGTCCGAGGCGTCAATCACTTTCACCATCGCCGGCATCTAGCCACAATCGAGCTAGCCAGTAGCCGCCATCGGCTGATACGCGACACTCAAGAGTACCTGGAAGTAACACAACAACGCCTGCCGGGCGTTTATGCCAAGCTCGAGGCCGTCAACTCCGACTGGATCAAGCGCCGTATCGAGTACGGAGCGCCGCTACTCCTTGACGACCAGGAGCCGGAGGAGGCGTGACCCTTGACTGACCTGGCTTGCACAATGACATCCCAGGCGGTACGGTTTTGCTGGAGTCCGCGCCTCCTCCGTGCAGAACCCGTTCAAGGCTGAGCTTGTTGGCGCCTACGAACTGCCCCAGCAGGTCAGTTACATCGCTCTCCACACCGACTACTCGGAGGAGTTCTGTCCGGGCACCGAGATTCCGGAAGACCGCTGCGGCGAGATCGCCATTGCCAGGCTCCTGGAGGGTAAGCGCGGTCACTTCGGCCCGCTCGAGCATGCCCACATGACGTTGCTGATCCAGATGGATCACAACTCCATGGTCCAGCTCCGCACGCATCGGGTCGGCGTCAGCTTCGATGTCCAGTCGATGCGCTACACCGGCCACCGCATCGAGCGCGTTGCCCGAGGCGAGATCCCCGTGGAGAAGGCCTTCTACTTCCGGCCGCCTGGCGTCTACCGCGACCGCCAAGGCGACGGTTACGAATGGAGCGAACAGCAGAACATCAGGCTCAAGACCCTGTCCCTCAATGCTGCCCAGGATTACGCCGATCTGCGCGCCGAGGGTGTCACCGAGGAGCATGCCCGTTACGTCTTGCCGACCAACTACCTGCAGAACGTCTGCCTGACCGGCAACATCCGCAGCTGGTTTCACCTGCTCGATGTGCGCAGCAAGGCTGATGCTCAGCAAGAGGTTCGTTGGGTCACAGAGCTGATCGCTGATCATGTCCAGCGCTGGATCCCTGAGATCTACGGCTGGTATGAGACCAACCGACTCGGCCGCGCCATCCTTTCCCCCTGAGTCATGACCCGCCCTTCTCGACTGGAACTGTTGCGGAAGTTCTTCCCTGAGCTCGGTGAAACCGGCACGGGCGGGGAAACCGAAGCGGCCATTGCAATCAACACCCGCGCCTGCGAAGCCGTCCTGGCCGACATGATCGGCCTGTTCGATAAGTCATTCAAGGAGAAAGGCCCCGGCATTTTGAGCCTCAACCTGGCACTGCAGGACCGCGGCGGCAGCTACGTCACCCTCGATGAGCTCTGCGAGGACCTGCTGGCTGCCGATGCCATGGGGCAGAACGATGTCAGCACGATGCTCAAGGACACCATCTCGGTTGTCCGGCTCAACAACTACGAAGAGCGGGTGCTGCTGCTGCTGATCGATCGCAGCCAGGCCAGTCTGCTGCCGATTCCCAGGGATCAGCCGGCGCGCAGCATCCAGAAGGCCCAGGAGGCCGCGACGCTATGAGCCGGCGCATTGAGCTGGGCGACGTTCTCAGTGGTCCCTCGGGGCAGTGCTGGGAGGCCGTGCGCCGCACGGAGGACAATCTCAGCCAGGGCATTCTCAAGGTGATGATCACTTTGCGCGCCAAAGGCTCACACCGTGAGATCCAGCGCTCTGAGCTGCACCTCACGCAGAGCATCGACGCGGGTCTCTGGCGTCAGCTGCCCCGCGGCGACGACACCCTGCTGGAGATCCTGGAGCCAGGAGACAGCTGATGCCCCCCTCCGCCGACCGCCGCGACCTTGCCCCGCCGGCGGCGGTGATCGAGGTGGCGCGCTGCACGATGGGTGCGATCGATCTTGACCCGTACAGCACCGCCGAGGTCAACCATGTCGTCCAGGCCGCCCGCTACCTGGAGCGCGACGTTGACCTCGAGGTCGTCACCAGGCGCCACTGGAGTCCAGCAGGGCAGAAGCGAGCGCTCCTGGCTGTCCCCAGCAGCATCAAAGCCAGCCGCGCCCTGGCCAACAAGCTCTTGCAGGAATACCGCGACGGGCACGTTCTCCAGGCGGTGCTCTGGTTTGGTCGCAGCGAGGTGCTGACAGCGTGCCCGTGGGTCTGGGACTTCCCGATCTGCATCCCCTGGCGGCGCCTGGCTCCAACGTTCTGGGATGACGAGCTGGAGCAGTCAGCTCGCAGCAATCCGACGGACTGGTCGCCGATTGTCTACCTGCCACCAGCCTCTCCGGCGCAGGCGTTCACGTCCGGCCTGGCACGCTTCCACGCCGCGGCCGCGCCCTATGGCCGTGTCGTGCTTGACCAGTGGAGCGGTGAGACGCGCTGGCAGGACTGCTACCGGGCCGCTACCGGCCGCGACTACGGCGGCGGCAATCGGCAGGGGAGAGATTGAAGTCATGCCGCACTTGCCCTACGCCTTTGATGATGACGATGAGTTTTTTCACCCCAAGGAGGGCTGGCTGTTGCTGGATCGGACGATCGCGTTCGACAGCTGGATCCTCTGGCGCCAGGCTTTGCCCAAGAGCCGCCTGGGGCGTTCACGGTTATGCGAGCGCACCGCGGCCTTGATCGAGGCCTTGGCCGAGCGCCTTCATGCCTTGCATCAGCACTTGCCGGGCTATGCCGATCTCGATGACACGCCGTTCCGCTTCAGTCGCTGGTGGGAGCCCAACTCGAGCGACCAGTGGAGCCAAGGTAGTTCTTGCGTCTTTCGCATTGATGGCTGCGCTGGACGGGACGTCGTGGAGGCGTACATCGCCACGCCAGGGCTTGAGCACATGGCGATCACTGTGATGCCTGACGATCAGGTCAGGGCCGAGCTCTGCGGCATTGAGGTAGAGGACTTTATATCAGGCCAGCCCGGCCTTCGCCTATCTTTGCCCCCCGTCGCGCGTCCGCAAAAGAAATCCCGCCCCCGTAGGACCCCGAACCCTCCTCGTTGAAGACTTGTTGGCGCTCCTGGCGCTCGGCACCTCGCGCTTGGTTGCGGATTGCTAGGGCCAAGTTCCGTTCGCCCTGTCCGCCGTTTGGTCGGCTTGAGTCGTCAGCCGTCACCGAACGCATGGACACGCGGGCCCTGGCCAATCGGGCCCTGGCCAATGCCTCCTGCTGCTTTACCGGGCGGCTGGAAGCTCCTTTGTTTTCCTTGTAGCGACGATCCAACGCAAGGACGGCGATGGGCCAACCCTAGCCAGCGCTCACGTTCCGCCGTTCAAGCCCTGCATGCGCTGCTGCAGTCGCTCGTTCATCGCGGCAATCTCCCGAAGCAGAACACCGGTGTCGGCCGGAGGGGCAGCCGGCTGGCCCTGGAGCCCCCAGGGATCGACCGGAGCGGGGGCTACTTCGACGGGGAAGACGGGAGCCGGAACCTGCGGAGCACCGGTTGCCCGGGCACTGCGCGCCGCCTGCTGCTGCCGCTGCTCCTCGATGACAGCCAGCTCGGCAAAGGCGCCACTGACCTCAGCACGGGTAATGAGCTGGTCTGTTGCGAGAAGCTCCAGCCCGTCAAGCCGCTCGTGGAGAAAAGTCAAAGCCTGGTCGGACAACGCGGCGCGCGCAGCGACCTGATTGGCCGAGCTTTGCCTGGCGACATCCAGCACCGCAACGGCCTGAGCCCGCGTCCGTTCCTGGAAAGCGGTTTCCGCGAGACGCTGCCTCCTGGCGGTCAGCAGGGACAACGCCATGGCCGCGGTACCGAAGCCGAGGCCGAGGGAGTTCAAGGCAATGGCCAGCGCAGTCGTGAACATGGTGCCGATTGGAGCGGTCCCATGAATTTATCAAGCAACCTGCCCGCCACGGCAGACAGCTTCATCAATGTCAGTGCTTGGCCAGGGGTGTCACGATGCCAGCAATGACCTCCACGAGTCGATAGGCCTTCACGACAAGACGCCCGAAGTCTCCAAGGGCTTCGTTGTCCTTCGGGGTTGGCGTCAAGTTGACGATGATCATGGCCGCCGCATGAAGGGCCATGAACAACGACACGTATTCAGGGAGGTGGCTCATGATGATTGGGCCGCTGCCGGCGCCCGGCGGTGTCAGATCAGGCTAGCGCTGCTGGTGGCCGCTCATCAGATTCCGCCAAAACCGCCCGCCCGGAGCAGCTGCCGAACCCTGGCCGATAGCGCCCCTTCCTGCCCGACGGGAACTTGTGACGCCGGCACGTCAAAGGCCTGGTCCGAATAGTGGTAGCTGCCTGGCGCGTGCCTGCCATCGTTCATTGAGCCGATCTGTATTCCGTTGGATTTCAGGTAAGCCGCAGCCTGGTCGCGCTGGTCTTTGCTTGCAAAGGCAAGGTGCTCGTGATAGTTGCCGCCGCCGTGACTCGGGTCGTATCGCGGGTGCGTTTTGTCCCCCGTCAAGTATTCAACGACCCGACCGGCCTGGCCGCCAATACTCGAATCAGGCTGAGCGGTTGCAAGGGTGCCGCTCGCGGCCTGCCGAGGCACGCTTGAGTCCCTGGGAGTGAAGAGCCCGGCCGTGAGCTTGGTCAGGGCTTCGTTGAGCGGATCAGCCCCGCTTTGATCGCCGCCAAACGGGACGGCGCTCTTGCCACCCGGAGCCCGGGTAACAGCGCCGGCCAAAGCATCGCCGGCCATTCGCGACCTTGACCGGCGGTTACCGAAGAGATCCGACTGCTCGAAAGGAGCACTTGAGAAACCGCTGCTCAATAGGGCATCCGACAGGCGGAAGCCTCGGACGTTGTTGGCTGCTTCGCTGCGAGACGGCTGGCGCGCCGATGGCGTCGACGGCTGCTCAAATGAGACCGGACGCAGCGCGTCGCCTACCAGTCCCCTCATCAAACGGCCAAGGGGGTCCTCCGTTCTCGCCTGGGGCGCGGCAGCCGGCAGAGTGGCAGTTGCCGTCGTGGGGGCCGGGCCACCGTTGCCGTAACGAGCGGCCTTGCCCAGCACACTGGGCACGTAGTTCTGGGTTTGCGCGAAGGGCGGGATGCCTCCGTACTTCTGGACCGCGCCGGGGCCGGCGTTGTAGGCCGCCAGGGCCAGCCGCTCGTCGCCGCCAAAGCGATCCAGCTGTTGCTTGAGGTACTTGGCCCCGCCTTCAACGTTTTGAGCGGCGTCGTAGGGGTCGACGCCCAGCTCCCTGGCCGTTGCCGGCATCAGCTGAGTGGGGCCGATGGCGCCCGATCCGCTGACAGCCCCTGGGTTCCAGGCCGATTCCTGCGCGACGAGCCCCTCAAGGAGTCCCGGCCTGATCCCGTGGCGAGCGGCCGCGGCTTGCACGATTGGCAGCAGGGCGGCCTCGCTCACGATCAATCCTCCAGGCCGAGGGCGATCGCCTCGATATCCACGTCGTCTATTCTGGCGGCCTCGAGTCGCTCGTTGACAAAAGCGGCAAGCTCGTCGTTGCTTGGCATCTTCCCGAAGATCTCAAGCATTTCTTCTTCTGTCTCAGGCAGTGGGGAAAACTCGCCTTCGTGCTGGCAGGCCTCAATGCCGGCGGCGTCCAGGATGATGCGATGCCAGCGGCGCTCCACGAAGAGTGTGTGGCGCTCCTCAAGGACGATCTCGATCAGGTCCTCGCGGCTGAAAGCAGCAAGCTCATCGCGAAGCAAGCGCAACTGCAACTGCTGCTCCAGTGCCAAGACCTCTTCCGCCATGCAGACGCCCCCGCCTTGCGCAAGCCTAGGCGTGCGCCAGACGTGGCAGCCAGGGCGCGTCGTTTGACATACACTGCCTTGCCCGTCCCTCTGCGGCACCATGACCGTCTCTCTTGTCCACTCTGTTGAGCAGTCCCCTGACCTGCCCTTGCGGCTGATCAGGGACTGGTACCCAACGCGTCGGGCGGCGGCTCTATTGGGCATTCCTGAGCGGACACTGCGCCGTCGGCTGCAACGCCCTGAGTGGATTCAGGGAATCCACTACCGCTGGGTAGTGCGGACCGCTCGTCAAACTCTTGAGGTAAACGTCCCTGCTGCCGTTCAGCTGATGAATCGCCGCGGCTGGGCTTAGACGTTGCCCCCCGAGAGCGCCGCCACAAAATCCGCCGGGAGCTGGCAAGCTTGCGCCACGCCGACGAAGCCAACGATCACCTCGGCGGGGACATCGACAGCTCGCGTGATCTTCTTCCAGGCGTCCGCAAAATCGCTGACATCACCGGATTCGGCACGCAGCAGCGCTGAAGCCAGGGCGCCAGCAGCGACCGGCGCCGAGTCGTAGGCGGCGGCGATGATTCCGTTCAAGGTATCGCTGTTTAACGCGATGCGCTTGAAGCGTGGCCAGTCGGCGGTGGTGATGAGTTGCAGGCAACCCAACGGCCACCAGCCTTGGCCGCCTTCGTCATATTCGATCAGCGCATTATCCCAGCGAACCTCCAGGATGGTGGCGCCGGCTGGCTGTTGGCTTTGCAGACGATCAACGCGATCAGATGGCTTCATGATGGGGTTAGGGGGAAGTGGAAATGCGATTGCCGGTGCCACTGGTACGGGTAGCACATAGCATTCGCAATTCGGGGGACCAGCAGCAAAAAAAGCCGCCTAGCTGGTTATTTTGTACCGATCCTGTTGCAGTCAAGGCTGACCCGGCCAAACCAAACCAATCAATTCCATTTCTTGAAACTATTGTGGAGCCCTCTGAATTTGCACAAAATGCCGCCATTTCCGGGATATATACAACATTGTTGAACCCATAAGAAACAGCGCCAACCTTGGCTATTTGCCACGAGCTGCCGTCTCTTGAGTAAACTACAGACCCATTCACACCTTGTATCTGTGAAACGGCGACAAACATTTGCAAAGGTGAGGACCATGCCAAGCTAACAAAGTTGCTCACACCGGCAGGGTCAAAGGCTCTTTGTGTCCAGTTTACGCCATCTGATGAAGTTAGTGCATAAGGAGAGGTAGCGGTAATTACGCAAAAAATACCAAGCTCAGGCGCCCAAACAAGCGATCGCCAATTACTTATTCTGGGTATGCTTCGCAACGTCCAAGTCACCCCGTCAGGCGATGTCATGCAGAAAGCGGCAGCCCCCCCTCCTTCAAAAGCGCAAAATAGTTTTAATTGCGGCGACCACGCAACTGTGAACCAAGACAGGTCAAGCGGAGTAGCTTGCAAGGTCCAGTCAATTCCGTTGGGCGATGTTGCGACTCGGTTGCCAGTCCCGGAGATGCTTACAGCGCAGAATAAACGTAATTCTGGGGACCAGCAGATTCCGTAGTAAATTCTATCACCTGGAGGAGTCTGCGTCGTCCAGTTGACGCCATCTGGAGATGTTATGAAACGAGTGCCTGATGATGTAGCAGACATCGCGCAAAACAGCCGCAGCTCGGGAGCCCAGCAAATAGAAGTAAAACTTTGATCTACAGGCGTATTTCTCTGCGTCCATCGCAGCCCAGTATTTGCTTGCGGCTCCCCAGGCCATCCCAACGCTGCCCGCACATTGTCGCTGCGCGGTGAGCGATCCGGTCTTGAAGGCTGGCGAAAAACTGTACGAGTGGGCCAACCTTTCAACGCCGTGCCCCAAGTCATGTTAAATCGCCACCCAGCGCAATCACACGCACCGTGCCGCTGGTTGGCGCCACGCTGATCGTGCAGCCAAGTTTTGCTGTGGAGTTAGGAAGCACAAGGTTGGCGTAGATTGTGCTTAATCGGTTGCTTTTCACGGTGTTCGATCCCGTAGCGGCTGCAATCGTTACCTGATCAAACAGATCCCAGTTCGTGCCGTCCCACAGGAACAGGTTCACCAGGGCCGCCACGGTGGTTGCCGTGCCCTGCGTCACAATTTCCAGCACCCTGGTTCCAGCCGCCACGCCTGTGATCAGGTCAGTGATCGTGCCGGTGCCATCAGTAGCCGTGTTGGCTGTTGACAGGGAAGCCCGCCCAATGCGAGCGGTTGAAATGAAGGCGGGATTGGTAGCCATGGTTCAGATGAAGTTGGCGTTGAGGTACAGGTTGGCGCCAGCGGAGCTGCCGCTTGCCGACAGCACGCCACCAGAGAACGACAGGCCGGGCCCCACCGTGGCCCCAGCGGCGCTGCCTGCGTGGTTGTAGACGAGCTGGCCGCTGCTGCCAGCAACAGGCCCAGCGGGGCCGGTGGCGCCTGTTGCTCCGGTGGCCCCAGTGTCTCCACGCGGGATCGTGAAGGCAAACACGGCAGCAGAGCTGGTGCCGGTGTTGGTGACGCTGGCGCTTGATCCTGCCGCACCCGTGGTGACGCTGCCAACCGCCACCGTGGCAGCTGTGCCGTTTGTGCCGTTCGTGCCGTTGGCTCCTGCTGCGCCTGCGTCGCCGCGAGGGATGGTGAATGCCAGCACAGCGGCAGAACTGCTGCCGGTGTTCGTAACAGCAGCGCTTGATCCAGGAGCGCCCGTGGTGACACTGCCAACCGCCACCGTGGCGGCTGCGCCTGGCGGGCCCTCATTAGCGGGAGCGGTGGAAGCGCTTGTGATGCGCCCAGCGGCGTCAACAATTAAAACCGGAACTTGACTGGACGAACCGTAGGTGCCTGGTGTGGCCCCACTGCTGGGCAGCCTCTCCTTCGCGAGAGTCCCGGTGACAAGATCGCCAGCCGAAAGCGTGACATCCCCGGTCCTCCCCGCCACGGACTGCACTGGAGCTGCTGCACGGGCACGGGCATTCGTGAAGTAGAGATTGACCGACCCCTCGGGAACTGCATCAGTGGAGCCGATGGACGGAATTTCGACGTCGACCCACTCCGTGTCGTAGTCGAGGTCACTGGCCTTGCGCAGGTACTGCCCTCTCAGGCCGTCCGGGGCAACACCGGGGCTGTTTACCCCCGCCGGAGCTGGGATGTAGACGCCCATCAGACGAACTCGGTGACTTGGCAGGTGCCGGCGGCATTCGTCCAGATTCCGTACAGCGCGTTGGCCGCGATCAACTGCTGATCCAGCAGCAAGAAGGCGCTGGGCTGCACCTCGATGAAGCTGTTCGCCTGCGTAGCCGGCGTCGTGAAGGACAGGTAAAGCTTGCTGGTCGACTGATTGCTGACCATTAGCCCCTTGCGATTGGCGTTGGCCGCCAGCAGCAGCACACTGCTGGCACTGCCGGCGGTGCTGGTGGTCGTCGGGGTTCGAGCAGCAACTGTCCCGACAACCGGTACGGCCGTGGCCCGCAGCTGGGTGTCGGTCAGCGGGCCGCTCACCGCTACCGCGCTGGCCCTCAGTTGCGCGTCGGTCAGGGTTCCGGTGACGGTCACCGCTGAAGCCCGCAGCTGAGTGTCGGTTAAGGGCCCAGAAACCGGGACCGCCGTGGCCCGCAGCTGAGTGTCGGTCAGCGGACCGCTCACCGGCAACGCACTCGCCCGCAACTCGGCGTTGGTCAGCGGGCCGTCAACTGTGATCGAACCGCCGCCATCGTCGACGCTGAGAAGCCCCCCGCCATCGCCCACGGAAACCACCGCAGCACGCAGCTCGGCGTTGGTCAAGGGCCCGTCAACCGTGATCGAGCTGTTGCCGTCATCGATCGTCAGTGAACCGCCGGCGTCGCTGACGGGCACGGGGCTGCTATTGGTGTTGTTGACGGTTACGGCGCCGATGTTGACGCCACCGCTGATGTTGATCGCTCCGCCGCCGATGTCCACCGGAATCGGCACAGCGGCAACAATGGCGATCTCGTCGTATGTCTGCCCGTACAGCTTCCTGGTCGGCATCTCCAGCCCAGTGATTGTCTGGCGTCATGCTAGCCGTGGCTTTCAAGGTACAGATCGATCGGATCCTCGCCGCCCAGCCAGTTCCGATAGGCCTTGTGATGGGCCGCGACCGTGTGCCCCATGAACAGGGAGGCATGAGCATCAGTCACCCGGTAGCGCGGCGAATGCAGCCGCCGGGCGTAGGCATGCCGGAACCCGTAAGACGTTGCCTCGCCTTCTTTAATCAGACCAGCGCGGCGTAACTGCTGATTGACCCGGGCCCCCGCCCTGGATGGATCGCCAAGCCCCGGCAGCGGCTCAACCCAGAGCTTCCCCATCTCGAAGCGCTCAAGCCATTCAAAATGGAAAGGCGGCACCTGGCGCGGCCGAGTCGTGCCATGACGGTTGGTCTTGCCCGAGCCGACCCAGGCGCACTCGCCCCGCTGCTTGCAGGGCACAACAATCCAAGCCTCCCAGGGCCTCAGTCCGTAGATCGCCAATGCAGCCACCACCCGGCGCCAAGGCGGGCTTAACGGCGAGCCGGGTGCCAGCATCGCCTCAATCTCTTCATCATGGAAGAACGCTTGCGCCCGATGCTGCACCGATCTGCCGGCGTTCTGCAGGGGGTCAAGCAGCGCAGCGTTCCACTTGCCCCCGCAAAGGGCACACAGCCGCCTCAGGAAGGCTACGACCCTGCGACGGGTCGGGCTATGCGGATCGGTCCGTTCGATGGCCCTCAGCAGCGAATCCTCGCTCAGTGGATGGCGAGAATCCAACCGGTTGAGATGAATGAGGTAGTGGCGCTGAAACGTCGTATCGCTCACCCCCTCGGCCATCTTGAGGCGATGCCACTTCGCCACGACCGCATCGAGGCTGAGCCTGGTTTCCTTCGGCTTACCCTTTCTTACCCTGGAGACCGCGCAAGCCTCCCTCCAGGCTTCGGCATCGAACGTCCAGTTCCGCTCGAGGAGGAACTCGCGGAGCTCCAGGCCGCGCCCCTGGACGTCCATCGGCGCGCAGTCAAAGGACAGGTGCAGCGGCACTTTCAGGCCGCTGAGCTGAACGTAGAGCCGCTGGCCGATCGCCCGCAGCCGAAAGCCTCGACCGAAGACTGTCCCACTGCGGGCAATCAGCAGCTCAACGGTCAGATCGACCACTTTCTGCTCGACCCCCGAGGGTAAATTTACCCTTTTTTGACCTCGTTTGGCCGCAGTTGGCTCCATCTGGCCGGACTTGAAGGAGCCGGAACCTTAGGCCAGGACTGGTTTTTTCAGTAAGCCCTTGACGAGACTTGAACTCGTGACCTCTCCCTTACCAAGGGAGTCTTCAATCGCCAGGATCGCACTGCCCCAAAGGGTTTCGATTCTCATAAATCGACTTACCCTGGGGCTTACCCTGGCGCTGCAGATGCGCTGCGCCTTCAAGGACCGGCCGCAGCCGCTCCGCCCGGGGAAACCAGCGCAGCAAGGCGCGAGCCTCGGCCCGTACCTCGCGGGGGATCCGCGGCGTTAGCTGATGGTCGCTGAGGCGCATCAGCAGGTGCCTGGCCTGCAGGACCGCCGCGACTTCCTGGACACTGGTCTCGTACGGCGTCGCTTCCATGCTTGGTCTCGTCAGTCCTTGCGGGGGCACCGTGAGCAGTCTTTGCGGCCTCGGCCCGCCAGGGCGGCAAAGGGGTTGTCCGCGGGAGAGCCCTCGAGGATGTCCACGACCTCGGCCAGGCCCTTGAAATAGTTGGCCCTCAAGAAACGAGCCTCGGCGACGGCCGCGGCGGCCTCCTCGAGCTCGCTGAACCCGGCGGAGGGCGGTAGGCCGCGCCCGGCAAGTCGTGCCATGAAGGCTGACGTGGCGCCGTCCTCAAGCGCCTGCTGGCGAATGCCCTGCGCCCGCTTGACGTCCGTCTCGCCCGGCATCAAAGACGGCACCGAGCTGGCCTGCTTGGCGGTTGCCGCAATCTTGACCTGTTCGGGGTTCAGCAGAGCGTGTTCGAGCAGAGCGCGTCCGGTGGCGCGGCAGAGCTCATCCCAGAGCCCCGTGAACTTGGCGTGCATCGGATGCTTCGGGTCTACTCGGCCGCTGGCCTGATAGAGCGCCTCCATTACCCTGACCCGAGCCTCGTCAAGGGCCAGCCTCTGCTGATGGCTGCCGCCGGAGGGAGTGCAGTAGTGCTCCAGCCCGGGGATCACGGGTTGCGCGCAGGAAGTGGTGTCGCTGGACATCAAGGCGTGAGCATCGATGGCAGGCTATCGCCATGGCTCGCGGTTTGCCAGCCTGGGTTGGCATTCCCGGCTCCCTCGATGCGTTGCCCCAGCTGCGGGTGGTCTGACCACACCTGCGTCCTGAATACCGTTCACCGGGACGACGGTTCAGTCCGGCGGCGTCGCGGCTGCAGGCTCTGCCAGATCCGATGGACGACGATTGAAAAGATCGAGCCAGGCAGTCTCCTTGAAACCTTCGTCCCGCGCCCGGTCGTTGGCGACACTGGAAAAAATGCGCGGGATGTCAAGGACGCTTAGATCTCGGCCGTTGCCAACCAGTCGGCATCGATTGAGTGTTGCCCCGGATTCACAGGGTAGACGTAAATGCCAAAGCCTGAGGACCAGAGGCCCTCGACTGCGCCAAAAGTGCAGTTAACCGTAGACATGTAAGTGAACTCAATGTTTGGTAACGTCTGCATTGTCGTCGCAAAAGAGTTCCAGGAGGCCCTGTGGGCGCCTCCGGGCGGCCCGTATCCCCACCCATAGACTTTCCCTGTCTGGCAGTACCGTTGACAGAGTGAAAGTTCCTGACCGTAGAGCCTCTGCTCAAAGCGTGTAACGGTATCGCCGGGTTCGAACTGAGCCCTAGAGAACGAACCGCTTGAGAACTTCACGTCAGCAGGCGCCCCTCCGGGCAGTACGATGCTGCCCCCATTGCTGACAGGACTGCCGTTGACGGTCGCCGTCGCTGTGCCGATCCAGCTGAGGGAGTACCTGCCGGCAATGATGCTGTTTCCTTCGATGACCTGTTGCAAGCCGCCCATGGGGGCCGTGACGGTGCGGACTCCCCCCGAGTCAACCCAGGAGACGGACTGACCGGCGGTTACGACCCGCCAGCGATCCAACGTGTACTGATAGGGGATTGTCGTAGGC